CAAAGAATATCCCCACGCCATTTTACGGATGACGTGGGGAAAGTTGCTTTAGGACAAGTATCTATTTGTAGAATTCGTTAAGCTCCTTGTCAAGCTCAACGATTTTATCCGAAATCTCACTGATTTCCTTGTCGGTTCGATTCATCACTGATGCCAGTTCTTCCGATGTTATCTTGTATTTACAGTAATTCAACTTTGCGTGCTCACATTCAAATTGTGCATTTCTCTTCTTTACAAGAAGGCTGTAAAGGTCAATTAGTTTCTGTCTCCAAGCGCATCGCTGATTGGCAACATCTAACTCTTTCTCTGTATCGTTCCGTCTCCAGTTGGCTTCAATCAGCTCCTTCTTCAGCTTCTCGTTGCAGCGGAGGGTGTAGCAGACTTCGGTGATAAGGAAGGTCATTATAAAGCATTGCGCAAACCCCTTCCAGAATCCCATATAAGCCTCCGCTACTGTGAGGCTGCACCAGAAGACAATGCACACGACTAGGATGTCGATGCGGTCGAAAATCATTTTAAATCTTTCTTTCATACGCTACAAATCGTTTTTATAATTATTGGTTACAATCCAGAAGCTCATTACAATATTGAATATCAGCAGGAGAATAATGATGGCCCAGTACTGCCCGTCGGTAAGCTCGATGGTAAGGTAATCAAAATCCCCGAAGTTCTTTCTGTGCCATTCCTTTTCTACAATCGGACCGATGTACTCGGCGTACTTTTCAAGATTTACAGGATTGTTCATAAACCAATCTCTACTCTTTACGCCTACGACCGGGCTATCACACCATGAAAAGGCGTTGCACCACTTGACATTCTTGTTTTTGTCAATACCGACGCACACGACAAGCTCATTCTTGTTGCCGCCCTGCCAGTATGAGCGCTGCTTTTCAACGATTTCTTCCGGCTTGTTTGTAAAGAACAGAACGAATACCCTAAACTGCTTCCGCTCGCCATAGTATCCGTTCAGCCATCTCATCGCCTTCTCCTGATTCTTCGGGATCTTCAGTCCAAGTACAGGGTTCTGATCATAAAGAACGATATCCGGATACTCAAACAATCCAAGCTTTCGTGCCTGCTGATAATCAATATCCTCAAACTTGAAAATAGAACGTGAAGCTTTCACTTTATTCTTGTAATCATGCTCGGAAGATAATGTGTACGAGTTTTCAACGGAGCCATCCCACGCCCATTCCTGAGCGTCACCATCCTTTGTGTAGTAATCCCTGTGCATATCTATGAACACGCTAGGGGTTCCAAGAATCTTTCTGACTACATTAAACTCGTTGTCGGTCATGAAGTACTCCTCTTTATTTCTAGCATCGAAATAAGTCCAGCGTTCAGGGTGATTTTCGACATACGAACAATCGTATGTTACGGTGTGACGATGCTTTCCGCTTCCAACTGTCATTGTGCATGTGCGGTGTATGTACTCGTTCCAGGCATCGTAATGACGGATTCTTGTAACGTAGCTTCCGAGATACTCCGTGTCAGCTGCATTTGACTGTTTGAACACGAACTCCATGAGGATACCTATGAGGATGGAAGGAACAATGAGTACTGCGTATTCCCACCAGGTGGTCTGCTTCCTGAAGAAAATCAACAGGAAAGCAGCAACCACGAATGGGATTAGAAATATGAATATTTCCATAAGATGTTATTTCTTGAACAGGTCTACGTCGTTATCCTCTCCAAGCTGCATGATCATCTTTGTCTTGGATGAGGAGATAACCTTGTATTCGATAGGTTTTGTATCGGAGATGAACCACTTCGCCGGATATGTCTTCACGAGCGTCTCGTGCTCACGGATGATATCGAGCATTCTCTCCTGTGATGTCTGAAACTCGGAGCGCTGAATCTCTATTGACTGCATGAGGTCCTTGTATAGCGAAACGTCGAAGTTAGGATTACTTTCCTTGATCCACTTCATAAGCGAGCCGTCTCCCTTTGAGTATCTTCCCTCGATAAGTTTCGGATAGATGGACTCGAATGCGGACTTGTACTCATCCGTAACCTGTGCCTTCTGCTGAAGAACCTTCCACATCTTGTCGTGAACACCCTCAATCTTGCCACGCTGAGCCTCTGACTGTTGGCGAAGTGAGATTTCCTGGTTGTTGTAATGGAAATAACAACCGATAACTGAACCTGCGGCGAGTACTGCTATTGCGAGTACTGATGCCGAAATAATGTTTTTTACACTCATAATGTTTTTTTAAAATATAATTAATAAAGTTATTCTAATCATAATCTAAAATATTTTTAATCTCAAATCATTAAATACCGTTGTTGGCTGCATTGAGCTTCTGTCTTCTGCGAAGAGCCTTCTTCCTATTCTTCTCCCGCTTCTTCTCCACCTTCTTTCTCTCTTCAGGAGAAAGCTGAATGAAGGCGTTATCTTTCTTCATCAGCTCGATGATAACGTTCTGCACCTTTTCGAGCACAAATTTTGGACCCTCTGAGTCTCTTATGAAGACAGGGTTTTTACGTTTGTGGCGGTCGTAGAACAATCTGTCGTCCTCTCCCTCAAGCTTCACGTTAATTCTGTGACGACCGAAAGGGGTTATGATGAGATATGGACTACCTTTCACCCCTCTCTCAAGAGAACGAGGGACTCGGTGACTGAAATTATTCTCATCCAACCAAGCTTCCAACTTTTTAAGTTTTGTTTCATTCTTCATAATATCTTTTCTTTTTTTCTCTCACGCACGTAGTGTATAAGAGAGATTAAACAATATGATCAAGCACTTACTTACAGTGTGAAACCGTCAAAAACAGAAACACTGCCATTTAATCGGGCAAATTGCCCAAACTTTGCATCTGAGGGTAGAGCCCTCTCTCCTGCCCTGTTATTCCTTTCTTGATAGCTTTTTTGCCGGAATAACCATAGATAATATGCCTTCCGCAGCTTGCCTTTGCATTTCTGTCTGTTATTGCATACGAACAAGGAATGCAGACGTACACATTATTGCCTCTCACGAAAGATGGATTTTTCCTTCCGAACTTTACTAAAAGTCTTTTCACCTGGTCCTCGCATCTACTGTCTGCCATGTGCAGCTCTGCAAATGTTGAGGAAATCTCTTTCTTTCCTTTGAGGCGTTTTTTTATTCCGCTAATTGAACCATGTGACATGCCAACCGCACTTTCTAACTGAGAGAAAGGAATGTATGAGTAGCGACACGAGCGGTTGTTTGCACTTACGTGTGAGCTGTTCGCCTCCATACTTCCTATCTGATGCAGGAAAAGTAATTCGTTGAGCCTGTTGTATATTTCTTTTAGCGTGATCTCTTTGTTTACTTCTATGGTAAACATATTTGCACCCTTGAATACTCTTCCCCTCTTGTTTCGCTTTATAGTATTATCCTTGAAAGAGTTTACTACGAAGCGACCATCTTTCTGAACTGAGAATAACTCGGAAGACTTGATGGCTTGGAGTATCATTTGTGCTTTCGTGTGCCCGATATGAAGTGCCCGCATCAAATCACGCGTACCCATATCAAACATCACGGAATTGCTATGCTGCATCTTGCACCAGATTGCAAAGCATAATACGGTCATGCGCTTACTCCTTTCTACCTTGGAGTAACCGCAAGCGTATCGCTCTACTAAATCTACTCTGATGTTTAATGCTTTCGGCATAGCTATATAATCAGAGAGCCCCCAAACAGGCACGAACTGTTTGAGGGTCTCCTTTATAGTGAAACCTTATATTTCTACAAGGTTTTGTTTTCTTATGTTAGTGCGAGTCAACCCTCGTGCTGTTGAATTGCATTGCGAAAGTACAAAATCTTTCTGTATCCTCCAAATGCCTGATTTGTGCCAAAATTTCGCTCATTCAAGTAAAAAGTAAAAACAAAACTCTCGAAAGTTCTGATTTGGCTAGGTGTTTCGATTAGAGTAAAAACAGGAATTCGTGTCATTCATTAAAGTATAGAATATTTACATTAACCCTTTTTAAGAAAAAAGATCGTTTTTCTGTGTGTTTTTAGTGGTGACTTTTAATAAAATAGCCGCCTATCTGCAAGTGGATAAGCGGCTAGATGTGGTCTAGAACTTCCAGACCTGGGTCTGATACTGCGTATCGTGGGATACGACCATCTTGTAGAAGTTATCTATAGTGTTGCAGATTCCGTTAATCTCTGCTTCCTTCAACAACTCCTCTGCTTCCTTCTCCGTATCGAACAGGGCTGCATCAGTTCTTGATGAAACGTAGTGCAGCTCACTTCCGAGGAATGCAACCATCTTGCCATCTTTGTCGAAGATGGTAACGTAGTATACTTTTCTTCTACATAGGATTTCTCCTGTTGAATTCTGTAATCTCATATCTAATGACTTTACCGTGATGTCGAGGGCTAAATTAGTTTATAAATCAAATAGAACTCTTGGAAGTCCGTTAAAGATGACGGGCGATTCCTTCCAGTCTATCGTGACCCAGTTATTGAACTCGGCTATTGCATTTTCGCTTACAGGGTAAGAACCCTGCCAGTCGCTGAGGAAATAAGCCGTTCCATCTTCGTAGCAGACAAAAGATGTCTTGCAAGACTCGGATGACGCAAAAACGAGATAAGCACCGTCTTCACTGAGCGCCAGTATGTCGTCTATATCATACTCCACTTTTTCGCCTGAGCAATTATACTCAGCCTGTTCAATGAGTTGTTTTGCCAATTCTTTAGTAATCATATTATTCCCGCTTGACCGTGTTGCGTAGGGCTTGGTTATTAATTGCAGGAGCCGAAGCTCCCTATTTTTGGCTATCGGGGCCGTTTTAAAAATCCTCTCCTACCCTCACGGGCAAGAGGGGACAGCCATTTAAACAAATCTAGCTATGAAAAACTAGAAATATGTCATTTTCCACCTTTGATGATATCGAATACCCGATGCTCACCATCAGCGGAAAGTCTATTGCCGTCTTCGTCGCACATATGGCCATCTTCGTTGACCCATATCTTCTGATTGAACATCTCTTCGCACATTCCCAGAATCTTAAGGTATTCCTGCGCCTCGAAGATAACGTTCTTGCCTTCACGCTCTGCTCTCTTGAAGTTCTCGATAAGACCCGGATTCAGGTCGAGTGCGGTGAGGTCGTACTCATCCATTTCATCGTGATAGTGGATGTTGAGTATCTCCAACTCCTCCACCATTGCGGAGTTCGTACCAATCTCGCCGGTCAGAGCCTTCATTACAGTCTCCTTTTCGAGTTTTTCGTACTTCTTCCGACACTCATTGATGAGTTTATTCAACTCTTCTTCTGTATAATCTTCTACCATATTCGTTATTTAATTGGTTAAACAATAGCAGGAGATGGCTATTGGCCACCTCCAGTTTGGGTTAGTTCCTCATCGGACTCGTCGTCTTTGTCATAGACACCGAAGAGCTTGAGGGTGTTGCTGTCAATCTCCGTCTTTCCGACAATGTAGCGCATCGTCATCTGGATGTTAGGCTTGCCGTTGCTGGTGTGGCCCATCATGACGGCAATCTGCTCCAACGGAACGCCTTTCTTGGAGAGATTCGTGGCGAACGAACGTCTGCCGGTGTGTGAAGAGATGAAGCGGTACTTCTTTCCGGTCTCCTCCCTTCCGGCCTTGAATACCTTCGTGTTCGCATCTATTCCGCATTCACGGCAGATGTCACGGAGAGTCCTGTTGAAGGTCATCTCGCTGATTTCACCGGGAAGAGGTTCTACGCCCGTGCCGCATACGAGGAACGGACGGAGTTTCTTGTGAAGAGGAACCCTCACTTCCGTCTTGGTCTTCTGTGCTACATAGACCAGGAAGTGGCCGGTATCATCGATGTTCTCGGGAGTTATCCTCTGACAATCACTATATCGTGCTCCGCAGAGGCATTCCATGAGGAACATACGCTGGACATATCTCTTCGTCTGTCCCCTTGGATTGTACTTTATGATTCTGTTTATCTCCTCATCCGTGAGATAGACGGACTGGACAGGCACAGCCTTCGTTCTAAGTATCTTTCCGAACGTCGGGCTGTTAATCTCCTTCGTGGCATCGTTCTCACGTATCACCGCCTTGATGGTGGCGCATACGGTCTTTGCGGAATTGGGAGCATAGTTCTCCTTGATCTTCTCAAAGAGGTCACGGAGATTGTCGTCAGTGATGTCTTCCCACAATGGCTTGTGACCCAACAGCTCCTCGAACATCCTCACGACCTTGATGAACTTCGGATTCTTCCAGATATAAGCTCCATAGAAGGTGTTGTGTCTCCATGCGTTACCGTGATAATTCGAGAACCAGCCCTGCTTGATAGCGAGCTTGTACTTCTCCTGCTGAACAGGAGTCAACAGGCGTTCCCAGTCTCTTGTCTTGATTCTTAATTCTTCTGTCATAATTCTAATATTTTGGTTACTAGTGGCAAAGATACTGAAAGTTTATAAAATAAACCATCATCTTTGCCGTTTTTAACGCTAATTTAACCTTCCGAAGAAGTCTGTTTCTCGACTGACACGAGTTCTATCGTATCTTCATTCCAGTCATTCCATATTCCTGCATAGTCGTCTGCCTTATCTTCGGCATCTCTTTCTGATTCTGCAAGGAATACATAAGGCTCATCCATGTCAGCAGTAGTTCCGTCTTCATAGATGAATCTGTACTTTGCCACATAAGTGCTGGCGTAGCCATTCAGCTCGTTGTTCAGCCCGGTCGCAACATCAGTGAGCAGCTCGATCGACACGCAATCGTCCAATGCACCTACCTTGTGAGGTTCTTTATAATAGCCGGCACCGACACTTATGGTGAAAACCGGGATGTCGGTATCACCACTACCTACCTCTACGACATCTACAAGACTGCTAGTGTTGACAACTACAGGCCAGCCAAGTTCTTTCTTCAGCACATTGTGCTCTCTCATTATCTCACGGATGGTGCATGCAAGTTCCATCTTTGCTGTTGAACGCAACTCATCAATCTTGTCTTTCAATACTTTTCTATCCATAATCTTAATATTTTGGTTTATAGAAACCGCTACGATATGTAACGGTTTGGTTTAGCTAAACTCTGTTCGTGAATCCGCTCTCTAGCTTATCTCGGACAATATTCTTGAATCGACCAAGCATCTCATCTAACTCCCATCTGTTAGGATTGTTGTAGAGACCGGATGCGTAGGTCCTCGCATTCTCCAAAGATGCAAGGATATTACGAATAGCCTGCATCTCATCGTCAGTGGAATCATAGCAGTCAAAGCTGCAAGTAAGTCCGTTGTCGTAGTTGTCGAACTTCTTGCTCGGGTAGGCTTGGTTATGGTATTTCACGACCAACTCCCTCAGCATCTCCTTGCAGTCAACCATGTCGTTGATAATGTCTTGTAGATCGTATGGGGCGCCATTTGTTCCGTGTCCATCTGGCCCAACCCAATTAATAGCCTCCTCGCTTGGGTCAAAGCCTCTCCAGTACTCCTCAAGCTTGTCGGCGAAGTCGCACTCGTTGTCCTTCTCGAACCAGATAGAAACAATGAAATCTTGGTCTTGTGGGGAATACTTCTCTAACTCGACGCAAACCTCACCTCTTTCGTTAGGTGTATCGTCAACATTGTAACTCCAGTCTAATTCCTCTGCTGTTTTTAAAAAATCATTCATATTTTTAATTTTAATTGGTTAATACTAGGAGCGTGAAACAATAATGTTCCACGCCTTGTTCGGCTTTACACCGGCAGGGACACGATGTATTCCTTTTTCTTCTTTCGTGTCCTGCTCTTGACGACAAATCCACAGATGTCCCTCAGATAGCCTGCGGCGTTTCCTATGAACACCTCGTTCACAACTAGCATCGGGCGTATTAGACCCTGTCTTTGCATGAGGCTGTAGTTGATATAGTCGAATGGGTCGTCCGGGTCGTCCACCCTTCTCTCCCACTCCTTCACGTCGAGCATCTCGATGAAGTCTCCCTCCGGAGGATTCTCCATCTCAACGAAACGCTTCGGTGTCAGCAGGATAGTCTCCTTGACATCGTGTTCCAAGAAGAACTTCTGTACCACCTCGCTGAATGCGTTGGTGTCAAACTTCTTCTTTAGTACGCCTTTCTTCTTTAGAATCGCATCTGCGAAAATCACTTTTGTTGCCATATTCTACTTGATTTTAAAATGGTTAGACAATAGCGGTCAAGACCAGGCACGCATCACTGCACACCCGGTCGAAACCAATTTAAACAATTACATTACGATACTTTGGCTCCCGAAACGTCTCTGAATCGGGATTTTTTGGCTTTACTCCTTCTGGTTGTAACAGAAATACACGGTCATACCTCCCGCTCTTGAGAAGCCGAATCTCATCACTATCCCCGTGTCATCGCTGAGGAAGTCGATGCTGTTTCCTGTCACAGTAAGTTTCTCGTAGTTTTTGTAGTCGTTCCCAGTCAGATGCTCTACGATAGTACTATGCCACGCAGAAATCTCGTCAAGCGACCACTCTTCTTCTGACAGTGTTCCTCGTTCTATCATCCTTATTCCTAGGACATGACCGGCGTATGATGCGAAAGATGGGAACCCTCCTATGAATCCCATAGCCTCGTTCTTGCCCCATACGTAGTTGCCCTCATCGAACAAGTTCTCAACCACCCAGTCGCTCATTACATTCTTGTCGTCTATAGGAGCGGCCATTAACTCGTTGATGTTTACTTCAATCTGTTTCATAATCTTTTAGTTTTGATTCGTGGCACCTGCCAGCGAAGGCAGGAATTTGGCTAACATTCCACGATGGAAGCGAAAGAGCCAAGGTTGTTCTTCCATTTCTGCTGCTTGCGGTCGTAGGAGAAGTCGTTTTCTCTCAGCCATTTCTTGCAAGCGTATCGTGACATGGACCCCGACTTGTCAAGTGCCGCATTGACACCTGAGTACTCGAATGTGTAAAATATGATTCTGTAGTTCATACTGTTTTGTGTTTGATTTATGATACCCTCCGAAGAGGGTGTTTGGCTAGTGTGCGAGGAATCCTACCGCCTGACCTTTCCCGATAGACCAGCATAGTCTGTCTTCCTTCAGGCACTCTGTGCAGTTTCCGGTACACAGACGTGTTCCTTCCGGAGCTGACGTTCCGCTCTCGAAGATAGGATGCGCCTCCGGAAATCCGTGGCGGTTATCCATCTTGAGACCAAGCCATCCGCTGAATAGTATATGCATGTTCTCAGGAATGACGTTGCCCTCATCGAGATACTCGTTACACACATCGAACATCTTCGTGAACACCAGGAACTTTGTATCCTTATGCTTGCGTGCAATCTCGCACATCTTGTCAAGATACCATTTATCCTGTATGTCACCGCCGATATGGAATCTGAATGCTCTAGGATCGCGGTAGTTGAGGTAGCCATCAATCTCCTTGAAGTATCGCTCAGGATTCTCGTGGTAGATTGCGGAGTTGATGGCTCTCGCCTTGATGACCTCTTTATAGATTAGGTCGTTGCGAAGGTCATAGCAGCTCTTCGAGCATGCAGCGCAGTTTCCGCAGTCCATGACAGGGATGAGTGATACGGATGGGATTGCTCCCAACTTGTTATTACCCTCACTGATCTTGACATGCAGGTTCTCTACGTTCTCTAATGCGTTCTCGTAAGCTGCCTGAGCCTTAGACAGACGAGTCTTCATTCCTTCCTTACCTAATGTCCAGTAATTTCTACTCATAATTCTAATTTAAAATTGGTTAAACTTGTGGAACAAAAAACCGGCGTGTCTCACGACAGACCGGCTTGAACCATTTAAACAAAATTTAGTTATGATATGAGTAGTCAGCCGATATTGGCTGACCTGTTTGGCTATTTTACATCTATTTCCGCATTATAGTTTAGTTTTACTGTGAGAAAGTCGTTTCCAAGGAAAAAGGTGTAGATTAAAGGGTTTGCCATAGTTTCTTCGAGATACTGCGTTGTGTGACAAATATTTATGTTGTTTTCTGCATACCCAGTCAATCGTTTGACAATCTCCCTTCCCCATTCAACAGGGTCGTAACGATGCAACTTTCTGATAGACATGTAGTTTCCGTTAATTTCTATCATTGTAGGTACATCTCCAACAAAACCAAGATGGAATTTGTTGCTGATATACGGCTTATCAAAGATTACATCGAGAAGTGATTTCTCGACGATATCATTTCCTTCAATGATAGCCTTTACATATCTTCTCGGATTTACGTTGATTTCTTTCATAATTCTTAATTTATTGGTTTGACATGGAATCGGCTACTGAATCAGTAACCGACTTTTTGGCTATTCCAGTCCCCAGCTTGGCACTTTGCTTTACTCGATCTAAAGAGCTTCGTAAGAAGGTGATCTCCTCGGGTAATAACCGGAGGAGATCACCTTCATTGCAGAAGCTATCGTTAAGTTTGCCGGGCCGCTGAAATAATAGGTAGCGAACCTTTGTTTCTCAGAGGTGATTGATTACTTCTTCCACTCGTCAATCTTACCCTGGACACTGATACCATTGTCCTTGATAAGCTGCTTGAGAACACCGAGCATTCTCCAACCCTCGTTGCTATACTCAAGAGCAAGTTTATCAAGCTTGTCCAATGACTTGGACTCAGACATCTTTCTGCCGCCATTCTTGAATCTTGCTCCGTGGAACATGATAAGGTTGCGCATTGTGTAGTAAGCACCGGAACCCTTATAGGCGCTGATGAACAGGTCTGACTGCTTGGTATTCCAAGCCAGATGCTTGCGAATCTTGTTGAACTTCTTGACAGCCTTATATACGTCCTCATAAGTGTCCTTTGCATACATTTCTACTGCAAGTTCCTTGAGAGGAGCATATACCTTCTTCTCCAAGTCAGCCACAAAGATATCCTTGTTCTGAAGACGTATGTACGGCATTCCCTTGCAGGTATGCTTGTAAGTCTTTTTGCTGTCATACTTGTTCTTGTAGATAAGGTTGTTCTCGATGTAGTATCTGAGCTTCTTGATGTAGTCCTCAGCGATTTCACAGAGCAACATGCCGTTGAACCAGAAGTTTCTGTTTCCTGCATTTTCTGCGTCTCCGTGCTTGATCATCTTCATCTGGGCATACATCTCGCGCTCGATTACGCTCCACTGATACTCATAGCCTTTGCGCTGTAGGATTTCGTTGAAAGTATCTCTTCCAGTCTCCATCTGTCTGAGCATGTGGAACATCTGACTCATTACCCAACGACGGAAAAGCTTCCAGTTGTTGATGTAACCGCCCTCGACAATCTTCTTGCCTACCGCATCGATGGTCGCATCGTCCATATCAACAGGGACCGCTGCACCATTCTCAATCTTGACAACCTTTTCATCGCCAAGAGTGAAATAGTTACTTACATCAACACCTGCTGACTTTAGAGCCTCGATACGCATCTGAGCCTTTGTCTTCTTCCCAGCTGCTGCGTTCTCTACATTGTTAGCTACTACCTTAAGATCTGTACCTGTGATTGTTACAATCTGTTTCATAATTCTAATATTTTAAATGGTTTATAAAAATTTATTTAACTCTTGTGGATGAGGTTATACCTCACCCTTGTTTGGCTCAATCCAATCTCTGAGGATAATCAGGTCCTTGTCGTTTTCTGACTTCCAGAACCATGTTCCCCATCTGTTCTCCCATGCAAGGTTGCCTCTTAGAAGCTGAATCAGTATATATAGCTCCAGCTTACATCTAGCTGCCTCTCGTCGCTCACCATACATCATATCTTCGTCTGAGAGCTCTTTCTCTGGCAAAGCCTTGAAGTAGTAGCGGCGATGTGATTCGGAGCGTTCTGACGGCACAGAGTGCTTGTACGCTGCATATCTCTGCTCGATGCCTACAAACACTACCTCAGGCGTAAGGTAAGGTGTATCCTTCGGCTTGTCTTCCTCGGACATTACTACCTTGCCGTTCACTCTACATGTTCTCTTCTGGAAGTTGATGGTGAACTTAGCACCATTCTCAACTTCATTGATGATTTCTTCGTATGTCATATTCTTAAAATGTTGGTTAATAGGAGTGCGCTCAGAGAATCTGTTGCGTAACTTTATGCTTTTGATATATACAGTATTATAGTCCTGAGACTCCTGGATATAATCCAGTGATTCTCAGGATGCTGAATACTGTATTTACAATGGATTCTCCTTGCGCACCATTCGGCTCGCAATAGCTATAGCATAGTCTCGGTAGAGTGTTGCATTCCTGTATCGTCTTGATTATTGCATGTATAAGAACGGGACGCGTACCGGGCAACCGCCAGGTTGTGTCCCGTTGTCACATTACATGCAACTGAATCTGTTCTACTCTTGGCTATGCGGACTGCAATGTCCGTGACTCATCTCTAGTACCTCGTTGCATGGATATATGTTCACGATTAGGTCCCGTGGATTGGATACCTGCGACGGCGGAGGTATCGGCCGTCGCAGGTATTCCACTCACGTGACATTAAACCTCATACTCTTGATAAGTCGTGATGCAATTCACATGGTTGTTTGCAGGTACACTCATAGGTCTGTTGTCTTGCTACAGGCTGATGATTGGAACCAGCTGGGTTTACGCGGGGAGCATCGTTGCTCTAAGGATGACTCCCCGCGTTATTTACCCAGCGGGTATAAATACGCAACCTCCTTGTGTACCTCGTTTGGCAATAACGTTGTCTTCATCTGAGAGCGTGGCACGTAGCTATATCAGTTTGATTTGAGCTGTTATGTATCGCCGGAGTACCCGGATAGTGTTCCGGGGAGGCCGGCGAGATTCGTAACAGTTCCGTAAACTTTGCTCTCCTCTGAAGACTACCCTCGTGATCGGGTGGTTCCATGACCGATGGATCGGCACAATACTTTACGATTCTGATTTGACACAGGATTCGCCAGAATAGGTGATCCAGGACGTCGTAAGTAGTATACGACGACGTCCAGGATCAACTACTCTGGTTAAGAGACCTGTTGCATAAACTTCAGCCATCCGTCAGGGATTGGTGGTGTGCGCCACCGGTGGAAGTCGTACGGACTGGCACATTTCTGTACTTCATTGATGAGCTACGCCTTGTGCGCGAATTCGTCGACAATCCGTCTCAAGTTGCAAACTTGCGAACTTGGACGCATCGTCGACAAATCCCGTTATAGAGGCGCTAGCCTGAATCTGTCCGTCCTTCTCCCACGTCCGTGTGCTCGGTTACAGAGCCTGCCGGTCAGAAGATACTGCGCATAGCTATATCAGATTGATAATATCCTGGTGGAGAGGATCGCAGGACCATCTCTGATTCGGAGATAGGTCCGCGATCTTCGAGACCGGATGTTTAAAACATTCTTCTTCATTCCGGCAGTTCCTTGCGCTAGGATACTCATCTACAGAGTATTCACCAATGTGTTGTACGCTGCCCTGCTCGTTCGCAAGGCGTTCTGAGCACAACCTATCGATAGATACCCCTTGATTTCGCTCTCTGTCTTACTCCTGTTGGCTTTCACGTTCCTTCCACGACCTCGGTCTATGCAACCTACAGTCTGAGTCTTCACATAGCCAAGTCCACCGACTTTTCTCTTGCCTGTCTTGACCGCACGGATGCAGTCCATGACAAAGGTGTTGAGCTTGTCGATGTCCTCTTTCACGTTTATGACCGGAAGAACCTGAGTGGCCCAGGAATAATCGCAGTACCCCTTGTAGAGATACCTGTTTACTGCATTGATGGCTTTCGTCATCGTGGTATCACGCTTCTTTATCGTCCTCTTCTCAATCTCCTTTTGGAAAGTCTTGATACGTGTGGACGACAGAGAGATATTGTGACCCTTGATGGAATATCCGAGGAACTTGAACCAGTGATTAGCGTCAAGATACTCAACCTTCTTTGGATTGAGCGTCATCTGCATCATCTCCAGCTCGCTCTTCATGATATCCATGGCTTTCTCATAGTCTTCACCGACAAACAGCGTATCATCTGAATAGCGGACGTAATATCCGTTAAGCTTAGATAGCTTGTCGTCAAGATGATAGAGAATGACATCAGCCAGCCATGCAGCAACAGAGCACCCCTGCTTGAGGGACTGATACTTCTCACAGAGGTTATTGTCCTCATCAAAATAGATATCTGTGTGATAGTAGTCACGAATGACATCTATCAGCGCAGATTTTCCGTACTTCTCCTCTACCTTGTCAAATGCCCAGTCGATGAACCGAATGGGCACAGAATCAAAGTACTTGGAGAAGTCACCTTTCCATCCGATGATTTTTCCCTCTGCCGAGTATATTATCCGAGACACATCTTGCACCACACGACCGCAGCCGATACCCTTTTGGTATGACGTACAGCGTGGATGCACCATCTCTGGCATCAGCTCGAACAAGAGGTCGTTTGCTATACTCAAAAGGATTCTATCTACAGGCTCATTCACATAGACAGTACGGAAATCTCCGTTGTCTTTAGGAATCTTTGCCGTATGAGGCGGCATTATCTTGTAATTGCCGCTCTTGATCCTCTGATACATAGCCAGACGAGCCTCAGGTGTCGTCAGCTGATACATTACTGCTTTGTTCATGTCCTTGAATAAGCCTTTCTCAATGGCATACTGCCATCTGGCTTTCTCGAAGAACATACTTAGGATTCTGTCTTCATTCATAATTCTTCTTGTTTTGGTTATTGGTAGGGAGATTACTCTCCCCGTTTGGCTAGTCGATGTGTTGATAAGTCTCGCCGTTCTCTTTCTCGTAATAGGTGTAGAATTCCTGATCATCTTCTATCTCTACTTTTTCTCCGCAGAAATCGTCGTTATCAAGAATAATATCGCTATTATTATAGGCATCCTGCACTTTCTGTACGGCTTCATTCTCGCTCTCAGCATCAACACTGACTACCTTGTTCAAAGTCTCTGTGACTGATACATAATATTTCTTCATAATTCTTAAAATTTGGTTAATATTGTTCCGTTGTCGGTGTCGCTCCGATTATGGTTTCTATCCCCAACGGATAAGCCGTATTACTCTGGTTTCTTGTAGTAACAGCGCACTTCGTAGCCGTTCTCGACAAGAATTTTTAGAAGGGTCTGTGCGCTCTTGTAAAAGAGATTCAGTTCAATGCTTACAACCTCATCACCAAAGAATAGTCGTTTGTGGTTCTTGATGATGTTGTCACAATGTTTCGTGTCGGCGAAGAAATTATACATCACGTATCTCTCTTCATCATTCTGCTTGTATTCGCAAAGAAAGATGGCGAGAGCATTTCCGGAGTAAATGTTTACGTTGAACTTCTTTCCTTTCTGTCTGATGGTAAGTTTACCCATCTTGTCTTTCCAATTCCATTGTAATGCCATATTCTTAATAATTTATTGGTTAATAATGTCAGAGGGATTGCTCCCTCCGTTTTTAGGCTACCACTCTTTGTTGTAAGCAAGTTTTCCTTCGCCAAATTTACGCATTTGATATGTAAAATCCTTGAAATTTACTCCTATTGCCCACTGCCCACCATAATGATCGCAGGCTATATAATCCTTGCCATACGACGGACCGCATCTTTTACAAGTGTATATCCACATCTTTAGTTCCCCAACGATAATGGTATATCCATCTTTCAAATCGCTATAAGCTGCACGTAAATTTGCCGTGCGAGTTCCTAAATTAACTTGTGTCATAATTCTCTTTGTTTAATTGGTTTGTAGAGCCTGCATGACACAGGCATTTGGGCTAATCGCAAAGATGATATTTCCATCTCAACGCTTTCGTGAGGGAGTTCACGACCTTAAAGGGTAATTTGTAAAACCACCGGCCCATGTTGTTCAGTTGAATTGCATACTCTTTGTCAATTCTCTGATAGCCACGCTCACCGCTATTGTCGATGGTGTAGCAGAAATACTTATTGTCCTTCATAACTTCTATATAATTTGGTTTGTAGAAGAGGAGCGTGCAAGCTCCCCTTGGTTAGGCTGCGTCCTTTGGTTCAAGGTCGTTCTCGTCGATTACCATCTGCATCAGCTCGTCTGCGTCATCGTAGAATCCGTGGCAAGAGTCCACAACCTCCCACTCGAACGTATCGACATCTGCCTTCTCCTCGTTCTCGTAGTGCTTGGTGAATCTCACCTTCTTCTCCAATGTGAAGGAGATGACATCGCCCCACATCCACTTTTCGAGAATCTTTGACTCACCATTCATCGCATCCACCGCACGCTCACGCCATTTCTTCGTGTCCGTGTCACACAGGTACCTGAATCGCTCGATGTCGCAGTAGGCTATCCCATCTGCGTAGTCTCCCTGGCAATAGCCACGGGTAGAGAACTCAGTGAAGGCAATCTCCTTCTGGTAGTGATAAAGCAAGTGCTTGAAGTCATCCTCGCCGAGGTTGTCGCAGATTTCCTCCCTAAAGTCGAAACTATGATACTCGTCCGGATGTAAGTCAAGCAAAGGCCACTCTGACCTCTTGCCTGTTCTTCTGTCGTATGAGTAGAGAGACCAAACCTTGTCGCTCTTGCTATACTCAAAGAACAAGTCGTCGCACTCACTGCTGTTGATGTACTTGATGATGTTCTTCTGAGATACGTACTTGCAGACCAAGTCCTTTAGCGCCTCCTCCAATGAGCGAGGGTTGCAAGAAAGGTCCTCTGTGTCGGAATAGCACGAAAGCGTCATTCTTCCAGGGCAATCGTTGAATTCCCAGATGAAGTGACCGAGCAAGCTCCAGTCCTCCGTAGGGCATGCTGCGTAATCGTCTCTTTCGATGGTGATTCTGTAATCGCCAATCTCCTTGCGCTCTAAATAGTCATTCTCCATAATCTAATATCATTTAAATGGTTTAACATTGAATATCCCCACGATAGGGGATATTTTTAGGCTTCCACGTAATCTTCCTCCATCATTGAGTGAATCTCTTCAAGCTCATTGGAGAAATTGTACTGGATGTTGTAAGTACCAAAGGCTTTGAAATACCATTCTTCAAGATATTCCCTGTCCTTGTCTGCCTGCTCGCTGTCCTCTGCGGCATCAAGTCTGGCTACCATCTGAGGATACAGGTTAAAATACTCTGCAACAGGTCCGTCGTACTCAGATACCCAAAAAGTACCTGTTCTGTGCTTAGGGTAGTCCATGGACAAATCGGCAAAATTACCATTCATGTGCTGGTCGTCAAGATGGAGGTATTTCTTCATCTCTCTGTTCGCTTCAAGAGCAAAATCCCAAGCAAGGTTCTGAATGGTTTTTCCGCAACAGTCTGCAATGTATTCTTCCATGTCTTCTGCGTTGTCGAATTTCTCCAGACACTCACGATATAGATTCTCGATAGTCTTGGCAAAACTTGCCACACCGATATAATCGGCTACTTTCTCGACAACTTCACCCTTGTTGTTCATAACAACTTCTACAATATTCTTTTCCATAATTCATCTGTTTAATGGTTTGTAATGGTTCCCCACGATGATGTGGGGAGTTTTAGCCACATATGGCAATGTCGCCATAATTTCTGTAGAAATGCTTGTATGCCTCAAGACCACTGGCAGCTTTCAAGTCTGTGACCTCTAGCTTACCGGTATCCTTGCGTACCTCTGCAATAGAGTATGTATTGTCGTGCATCCACTTGATGAGGTCCACACGCCTAACAGGATTCTCTACTGACTCAACGATTTTACACTTCAGTAAATCGTCATTCAGGATTTTCTCTAAATCACTCATAATTCTGTAATTGTCGGTTAATAGAAATCCCCACCCGTGGGAGTGAGGATTGGTTTGGCTAATCGAACTCACTTTCATCCTGATCGTACCACCAGTCCTGGAATCGATTCGCAACCTCTTCCAGTGCATACTTGGCAAACGTGTCGTAGATATATCCGCTCTCGTTCTCATCAAAAGGAGCATACAGAGCCTTGCCGATAACATCATAGGTGACGGATTTGTCGTCCTTGAAATTACCGAAGCCCTTAATCATCGTGATAAGGTCTTCGCCCAAATCATCGGCAAGCTCATGCATATTCTCCATGATGGCGTTCTTGTTCTCATTCCAGAACTTGCAGGTCTGAGAAGGATAACAGAATCCCGTGTACCCGTCATTTGCATTTCTGCAACTGTCGAGAGAATTCAATATCGCGTCTTCATCGACACCACCAAGCTGCTCCACTACGGCATTCGCCATCTTTACGAATGATGGATTATCATTTTCATTGATAAACGCATCCCATACTTTCTGTATATTCATATTTCTGTATTTTGGTTGATAATAGAAACAGACAAGCGCACCATACACTTGCCTGTAATTTTGGCTAAAAAATGTAGATAGCAGAGGTTCTGCCTGTCACGGCATACAGCTGACCACTCTCGCCACGAAGCAACATTCCGTTGCATCCGTATATTCCAGAAGAGTAACCTACTTGGCTATATCCTTCAGGGATATTGCTACGACTTGAGCTGTCTGTTATATCCTTGGCAGCTCCTACTCTAACGAGTCTCTTCAACTCTTTCTGTGTCATTTTCTCCATAATTCTTTAATTTTGATGGTTTAACATGGTTTCTGTGCAGATAGACTGCACAGAATGTTTGGCTAGAATCTGCGAGGGCGCATGTACGCACGCTCAATTTCCTGAGCTTTCTTGTCCACACGAGCGGCACGCCTGTAATACTCGCTCTTGTCGAGATTCTTTCTTTTACACTCTTCACTTATAACCGCCTTGTGACTCGCTACGAGCCTTTCAAGGAATCTCCTGTCTCCGTCTGTCATAATTCTAATTTTGATTTGGTTGATAATAGAAGCAGGACACAGGACGTGCCCCGCAGATTTGGCTACTTGTCACCGCACGCAATACTATGAGGGCAGCAATGAATCTTGCTATCCATCAATCCGTGAAAGCAGCACCCTACACATCTCTCTGTGACTATATCCCACTCTCGCTCTATTCCGTGTCTGTCAGTTACTCTTACTGTTTCCATAATTCTAATATGTTTTGGTTAATAGCAGGCAGCACATTATCGTACTGCCCAGTTCTGGCTTACTGGTCGTGTGACCATTTCCATAGACGCTCTACATAGTCAGGACCACACAGATATTTATCTGTATCTCCTTCGTCGTCGATTGTGTCCATCAATCTGCGCACATCTTCTTTTAGCTGCGCTTTGTCATCTTCCATGCGTTGTGCGTACACTCCGCAACCCATGAGGGTCATAGCTATTGCTAATACCCCCAATAATTCAATAATGTCTCTTTTCATAATCTAAAATATTGGTGAATAGTATGCGTGACAACCGCCACGCACATTTTTAGCTCATGCACAGCACCGCTATCTCGGAGAAACTCTTGGAGATAACCTCCTTGCTACGATAATCTCTGTAGCCCCTGGTATTGTTGTTGTGCCACTGGCGTGCTGCAATCTTGATCTTCTCCATCTCATGCATAAGAGCACGCTCAAAATTATTCTGTGATTTTCTGTCTTGCATAATTCAATTTGTTTAATGGTTTTACATAGTATGCCCAGGAAAATGCCTGAGCACATTTTTGGCTACAATAACTCCAAGCAGATTAATATTATCCATCCCTTTCCGTTATCGAGCAATACGATGTTTTCTTCTGTAAGTTTTTTGTCTATCCACTTGCCTACAGACGGCATGTTGCTACAATCTGAATCATCTACCCACAGAGCGCAGTATGCGCCAGGCTGCAAATCCTCACAACCTGTATCTATGCTGTCATACCATTTCTCAGGCTTGACAGGAGATACAAATACATCAATCGTGTAGCTCTCGTTAGAGACTCCTTCTCTGTTGATGATAGACATTAAGTCTATCAACTGTACTTTACTAATTGCTTTCATAATTCTTTTGTTTAACTGGTTATATTATCGTACTGCCTGAATTTCTCCAAGCAGAATTTTGCCGAATGTTTCCAAGCGGAATTTTCGTACTTGTCAACTCTCTCACACCTCAGGGGACATGAGATTTTCCAAGCGGAGCGTGGAACGCCACAGCTCCCTGAAATACCACCTGCCGATTATCGTACTGCTCCAGAAATAACCAAGCGCAAGGGAGTAAAGGATTCCAAGCGCAACGGCAATTATCGTACTGCCAAGAAGCAGCACGCACGGAGCGAACTGAAAAAATCCAAGCACAATTATCGCACTTGAGTAAATGATCTGTCTTGCTGTCATAATTCTAAAAATATTGGTAATTGTTCCGTAGCCACACGACAATTATCGTACTGGCTACAGATTTTTAGGCTCACGCCACGCAGAATAATGTAAGCACACCATTCTTTAGCGACCCGAATTCTACGTGACTCAAAATCTCCTGAGCATCTGCAATGATACTCTCAACCTCTTTCATATCGAGGCATTTAATTCTCATCGTACTCATAATTCAAAATATTTTTGGTTATTGTTCCCTACAAGCGTAGGGATTTTAGGCTACAATATATCGAAAGAAGAATATAGCTCCTCTTTCTCTTCTTCTGTTTCCGGCTCTTCTGTAATATGGAACCATCCTTTTTCGTCTTTACCATATCCAAGAAACTCCATATCTTCGTCAGAGCGGTTTGCCGTAACATAATGCTTAATAATTTTCATATTTCTATTTATTTAAATGGTTTGTAATTGTAGAGCGGAGATTTCTCCCCGCCCCGATTTAGCCTAAGGACGACACACCTATTTACCCCTTGTTATTTATTGTCTTGATTCTCTGCCGAAAACGTACCACCATTTTAACGGCTGCGGGTCTGTGCCACCCCTGTAACGCTTGAGTTGCGCCCTATTTTCCTTGCAGTGAATAGGGAAACTGCATGAATTTTATAAGTGTTCCCACTGGTATGTAAGTTGTCGCGTTGCCGTGAGGTTTCTTGATTTTTTTACTCACCTCCTTATAGGTCGCTCACTCCATCCACCACGATGGAGGGTCGATTTCTCGTGAATTTCACACGAACGCTCTTAAAACGTATAGAATATGAATTATGATTTCTTTCTATAAACTCTCATCTCGCTAGATGATACAAATCCCCTAGCCGTCGTGCCGTCTCATCTCATTCGACGCTCACGCCAGGAATTTTTGCGTATCTCTCGGATGGATGTCTCTGAGTAACACGTTACTCTCTCCCATCTCGGTGTGCCTCTCGCACTCTCGATTTGCTGAGATACTTCTCTTGAATTTTGGCAATTAGTCCCCTGAGGGAGAATATATTTCTCTCTCTGAGTTAAGCCCACACACCACGACAAGGTTTACCAAATTGTGTGGGAAAAATAAGGACACGACGACCCGCTCCAAGTTGAAAAACCTGGAGTAAAATTTCCCACTGGCTACCGGTCAGATAGTCAGCGGGAAAAACTAGATAGCTAGATTTCTCTAGCTACCTTGTTTGTGTTACTTTTGCGCTGCTGCTAACTTCGCCTGCAATTCTGCTATCTGTTTTTGTAGGTCTGTTATGCTTTCACTCTTCTTCTTTGCTACCTTTGCACCACTTGAAAATGCTTGATGTAGTGAGCACAATTTTGAGCCAAGACGCTGCAAGCTATCTATAATAGTGGTTTGTACGTCCTTATTGTTGTTATCAAACCACGCAAAGAAATTAGGTAGTTTATGCTTGCGAGAAAATTCGCTTACAGCAGAACGAACGCACTCAGTTTGCAAATTGCAATAGCTTTCATCGGATAGCACGTAATTTGTTGCTAATTTGTTGTACTTAGCACGTGCACTTTCAAGGGCTTTTTTAGCCTCAATTACTTCTTTATCGGTGCACTCGCTTAATAGCTTTTTTCGGTAACTATTAAGCACATCAAGACTTTGCGCCAAAATAGTACTACTTTTGCACTCGCTTACATAGCTTGCAACCTTGCTACTTACGTGCTCGTAACCTTGAGCACCTTTCATTTCTAAATCTTTCATATCTAAATTCGTTTAAATGAAAACGCACAATTTACCCCGTGCGTTTTTGGGGCGTGCGTAACGTGCACCACACGACGCCGGACACACGCACGCCGCCGCGCACGTGGGGCAGGACTGCCGCCCGACTACCTATACAACTGCAAACCACGTACCAAGCAACAAGTTTGAAAATAGCATAAAATTGCATTTAACATATTATAAGTCACTGATTATCAGTTAGTTATATAATCTGTAATAATTACACCACGTGTCAGTATTTGTTAATGTTTCATAAATTCAACGTATATGACATCGTGTCGTACATTTAAGTAGTTGATTATCAGATAGTTATAAATTCAAGGTGGCAGTATTTGTTAAATATTTAACTTAATAAACATTAATCCTTACAAATATGTAACTAGCTATATATCAGATAGTTACGACTGCCAAAGTGTCGGTTAACGATATATAATTTTAACTATACATGTAATATATATTTACTATTTTAGTTAAAATCCCTTTAATATGTTAAACACTGAATATTTATGCATGAATAAATATGGTAAAGATTTTTTGGGTCAATTATTTTGTAATAATCTTTTGTGTTTCACAGCGTATATTTATACAAGAATACGGAATTAATATGCAGTGTAAAGCGTTGATATTCAAGAGGTTACAATAATTTAGTTTATAATATAAACCAACATTCTTAAAAAGTGTTAAAATGAGTGTTTCACGTTGGTTTATACTATATAAACAAACACAAAATGTAATAATTTCAGAAGAAACACCCCCACACCCCCTAAATAGCACTAAATCAGCGCGGTAGTCACCTCATCTAAAAATTTTTTCTTCCGATTTTTTGGTCTTTTTGTAAAGTTTAATTACCTCGCAACCAAAAAGAATAATTATGCATATTCATTCATCCGTTATTTATTAACATTTGATACCATAAACTCTTACTTTGCAGACCAAACCATAAATGTATGCCTATCCTTCATTTAATGTATACCTAAAATGTATATTTATACCCTTTATTTACTAGGGTTTTACCGGATATTCAGGATATTATCTGTATCTTTGTATTGTCGATATTTTATAGACGACATGTTGTAAGGACGACTTGACACGTGTTATCCTTCAGAAAGCCCCTGTTTATCGGGGTTTATCCTACACAATAACGGAAAATTAATATTATTATTGTACATAAATGGAAAATGGTATTGCTATAGACACATTGCACGCTCAGTTGCTTGACCTTTCGAGGCATGACGAGTACGGCTTCGAAGAGCTCCGTTGCCAGGACTGGGGTAAGGCAAACTCTGAGAAGTACAACAAGCTGAAGTCCAATTTCATCAGGTCAATGAGACGTCTGGCGAAGAAGGCTCCGGTGAAGTACTATAACGGTGCTTACTACATGTTCAACGGAAAGATATACGAAGCAGTTCCGAAGATAGTCCTTGAGCAGGCTTACCAGCTGTTGCTCCTTGACCTAGCCATGGCTCCGATGCTCGGCATCAGTACGGTGATGAACAAGTCGTTCATGGAGGTGATAGAGTGCTACAACATACTGAGGCCTACCTTCGACATCGTTGCATTCGCCAACGGAGTTGTTGACTTCGGAAGCGGTCTGAAGTATCCGAACGTAATGCCGTTCTCTCCAGAGTACCATGTCACATACTACCACCCATACGACTACAATCCGAAGGCGAAGTGTGACAGGTGGATGAACTTCATCAAGGAGGTCCTTCCGGACAGGACATCGAGGATGATCCTCCAGATGTTCCTCGGCCTCGGTCTCATACAGAGAGGTACTGCATACAATCCGTACGAGGGGAAGGAGTCATCGAAGATTGAGCTATGTCTTCTCCTTATAGGTACGGGAGCCAACGGAAAGAGCGTCATCTTCGACGTTGCCTGCAACATATTCGGCAAGGACAGGATAAGCAAGATGGACTACGCTGACCTCACTGCCGACGGTGACGAGGGAATGAGGGGAAGGTATCCAATAAGGAACGCCATCTTCAACTGGTCTTCCGATTCTGACCCGAAGAAGTTCGGAAGGAAGAACACAGGCATGTTCAAAAGACTCGTGAGCGGCGAGCCCGTCCCGATGAGAAAGCTCGGCAGGGATATCCTGGAGGGAAACTCAATCCCCTACCTCATCTTCAACCTAAATGAGCTTCCGTTCCCCGATGATGCATCGCTCGGATTCATCAGGCGCTTGCAGTACGTGAGCTTCGATGTCACCATCCCAAAGGAGAGGCAGGACCCGGAGCTGGCGAGCAAGATCATCCGTGAGGAGCTGAGCGGAGTATTCAACTGGATATTCCGTGGCGCGATGGAGCTGAGGAGCAGGAAGTACAGGTTCCCGGCAGCGGAGGGTAGCAGGAGACAGCTGCTTATCTCCCTTCTTGGAAGCAATCCTATCTATGCCTGGATAAGGGCGTATGATATGAGATGCAGCCCAGAGGCGAGGGGCGAGATTTCGGAGTGCATGCTTGCCAAGGAGATGTATGAGAGATTCGTCGAGTTCTGCAAGGCCAACGATGTCGAGGATAAGGATATCCCTACGATCCAGAAGTTCGGACGGGATATGAGCGACAAGCACGGCTTCTTCAAGAAGAGGTCACAGGGAGGAATGACGTATCAGGTGTACGGCGCGCAGATGATTGACCTGAAGCAGGAGCTTCTCATCAATGACGTGAAGAATAAATTGCGTGGTGAGGAGGACGTCAAGCAGCCTGAGAGCTTCATTCAGCCTGATGATTAACGGTTATAAAACAGATTTCTATGATAGACAAGGAATATATCAAGGAGATTATCTCCCGTATCACGAAGAAGAAGGCAGACGGGCATATTGTTCCGGCCACAGCCTCAATGCAGGAGATTATGATTGTCATCCGCGAGGATGCCATGGAGTGCATGAGGACCATGTGTAACGATAGGGATATTGCGGTGAACAGGACGTTGAACAGCGTTTCATTCAAGTGCCTATGAGAAGACATCACAATCCTAATAAAGTTCCGCCGTTCAAGCCGGACCCGGAGCATTGGACCAGGAAGGTTCATTCATGGAAGGCGAAGGTCGCATACGAGACTGAGGATGATGCTTGGGAGTTTCTGAATCAGAATCCGAGATTGAAGGCACTCGGCTGGCATCCTTACTTATGCAAGGTTTGTTCAAAGTGGCATATTGGTAGATTACATAATAAATAGTTGAGATATGGAAATTAGAGTTAGCGTTTTAGGAAAGGTCGCATACAAAGGAAACGAACGTAGGGAGGATGCAGAAAAAGCCGAACTATATCCATTTGGAGAAGGTCTGTATGCGGTAATGGATGGAGAAATTTTCGTTGCATTAAGAGTCGTATCTGGCAAAAAACACAGCGATGAGAAAGGTGATTATTACGCATGCGTAAATAATTACTGGGGGGACGGGAAAATCTCAAGCTCTGCAACTATTATAGAGCACGAAGAAAGGTTGAAGGATTATATAGACAAGCGTTTCGATCGTCTTGATGCTATTGTTAAAAAAGCCAACGATGGTATCAGCAGTGTAAGTGATGAACTTAATGGCTTTATAAATAATTCTCAGGATGATTTTTGCTCTATTGAGAAATCTCTTGAAAGAATAGAGAAAGATGGTGTTGGTAGTGGAAAAGGTATCAGCGAAAAGACATTATTGTCTGCTATCGAGATTGTATCAAAACAGAAATAGTTGAGAATATGAAGAAGAAAGGATATTACGAATACGACCCTGTTATCTATCCGAGATTGTTATGTGTCGCTATTGGCATGAGCCAAGAGGATGCCAACAAGTGTTTTGAAGGTAGAGATGGCGAGGTTTTGAAGGTTGATTTCTCTAATTCTGACGCAATAACCTACGATACAGTTAGAGAAAAGGAGAATAAGAGGCTTTGTTCATTTATTAATTTTGCAAGCAAGGATTCTATGAAGATGGGGGTTTGTTGCCATGAAGCTTCTCATGCTTGCGATAACATCGAGGATGATATTGGTATGGAACATGGCGGCGAGCCTTCTGCCTATCTGATAGGTTGGATTGCGTCTTGCATCAACAAGGCTCGTTTGGGCATTGGAGATTTCGTTGAACTAAAAGATAAGGAGAAATAGCTTATGAGATGTTACAAAGGGAATCTGTTTATCGCACCCGCATCATATTTTATCAAAAACCTCAAAGGTCAGGAAAAGAGAAAATTCACAAATGAGGTATTTCAATACGATGGTATGGTTTGCGGAATGGTTGAAGAAATCAACGTTGAGTACACGCGGTTCTTGGCATCATTCAAAGCTCCAGACGAAAACTACGTAGATCAAGTAGTAACTCTATAAATAGACTATTACGGAGCTGATTTGAGCAAATTTCACCGCGTAAGAAGTGTCAAGAAAATCAATTTCTTCAACTTTCTAAAAATTAAAGAGCAGGATATTATAGACATAATTAAAAATAAAGATTATGATTAAGAAAGAAGATATTAAGGTAGGTCTTGTATTCACTTTGTGTGAAAAAAGGGAAAAGGATGAGAAAGGATGGATTTTGCATTCTATAGCATCTGGGGGATTCGGTGTTCTGCTTAAAGACAAAGTGGATCTTCCGGTCTTGTTCAAGATAGTTGACATAAAAGATAACAGTGTTACAATCGAGACGATACGTGAGTTTTTTGTGATGGGAAATAGTCACAATACGATTTTTGGTAAATTGGAGGAACAGTGGACTACCACAAGATTCTGTTTTAGTATAGAGGAATTTAACCGAATCATTACAGAAACAGGGAAAAAATGGTTGTCTATGGAAGAAATCATCAATTTGTATAAGTGCGCAAGAAATCTTTCAGAAGAAACCGTTAACAAACTGAACGGAGTGCGCGATATGTCGCAAGATGTCATGCTCTTTAATAGGATTACGGGGGAGATGCAAGAAACCTATATCAAGAAGAATCACGACTACGGGAATGCTTTTTCCGAAATGTATGATGAGCTTGGTATCAACTACGGCTACGGAAAGATACGAGAGAAAGTGAATCGTATCAAGACGTTGAAGGATAATGAGGCGCAAGTTGCTAATGAGCCATTGGAAGATGCTCTTCTTGACTGCGCTAACTATTGTATATTGACGTTGATGGAATATAAAAAACGTAAGGAACATGGAACAGACTGATTACACTTGCAAGGACTGCTTCTTCTTTGACAACGGGGTGTGGGAGTGTAAAGAAGAACGCTTCGGGAGAGACGTTTCGGAAGATGATGATGCTTGCACAGATTTCGAGTATAAGGAAATAAAAGTTGAACTTTAAAATATTGTTATCATGGCATTACCATTTGGAAAGACTATCAAGACAAGACACTTCACCGTGCTGAAGTTCAGTAAGAGCTTGTCTAAGAAAGAAGTTGCTTCACTCAGAGAGGATATTACTGCTGAGATCAAGAAGCATTTACAGAGAGGCTCATTGCCTTTCATCAAGATTGCGGACATTGCCGGCACATGGGGTATTGAATACTCTATAGGTACATCTATGTACGCAGCACTCGATGAATGTGTTCCTGTTGCTGTAGGAGACCATTATGAGTTCTCCAAGGATAATGGAAACATCATCGAGGCATTTGCCCAGCTTATGTATGCGGATACATCGTTGCCTGGCGATGCAGAATACACGGCAGGTAAGTTGAAGCTTCGTGACGAGTACCTTGCCCGTGAGGCTGCGAGGATGAACGCTGCTGCCGACGAGGGTAAGACCGAAGAGCAGCTTCGTAAGGAGAGCGATGAGGCTGTACAGGAAGTCATCGACCGCGATAAGCACGCCGAGACTATTCTTGAGATGGCAGAGCAGATTAAGAAGGAAGGAGGCAAAGATGAGCGATAAATTGCTTGAGGTCGTTCAAGACCATACTTCCCTAGTACATGCACTCCGGTTTATTTTGGAGGCCGCAGAGACGAAGAAACTGCCTTCATACGGTGTTCTTCCTACGTTTAACGACGATATGCTTGAAGATCAGGTGCGAATTGCGCTTGAACTCATCACCGGAGAGAAGTATCCCTGATTGAATTTATATTTTTCTTCTACTTTATATATAAAAGCGAGGGGCAGTATCTGTGAAGACACTGCCCCTCTATGTTAACCAAAATTTTGAATTATGCTCAGCAGAAAGAACCTGTGAACATTAATCTGTCTGCAAAGGTACTTGGTTTTGCTGATATTCTAGTAAAACAAAGTTACTTTAACACGAATTTAACTATTTCTTCTTCTTTTGAAAGGTCGCCTGACCATTTTTGAAGATAATGCAGTCCTCGCAGCATCGTGGCATCGACAGAGGAATGTAGTAATGGACCACATTATTTTCCGTATCAATCTCATCCTGCTTAATCTTAGAGTAGTCGGCTATCATGGCAGTCGTCTTTTGCCACTCTGGAGAGCCAAACTTCTGCTTGCGCTGGGCGATAACGAGGTTTCTCAGAATCTCTTCCTTTGAGGTAGCCTTAATAAGCTCCTCCTGGGTGAGTTCGTCGCTATTCTCGTTCTTCGCTTTCTTACCCTGCACCTCTGCGATTCTCTTCTGAACAGACTCCTGGGCTTCAAGCAAGTTCATCTCGTTTTCCAGGAAGGATTTCTCCCAGTTGAGTCCCTCGCCCTGAAAGGCGATTGCCCAACAATCCCTCATTGGCATACCTGAGCCACGGAGGCTTGCATAGATGTAATAGCGAGGGTCTTTCATCTTGAGAGCCTTCGCCTTCTTGTACGTATCGACGGATAACGTGTATCCTTTTGTTTCTTCAATCATAATCTTGATATTTAAAAGTTCAACGTTTGCTGTCTGCGGTGTTCTCTCCATACATTGATAGACTTGCCGTATATCCAATAGTCGAACACCTCTTCCGGCGACAATCCTTCGTCTATCATCCTTCCGCTAGCCTGGATATCCTTGATGACCTTAATCCAACTATTATAGATATGCGGATAGCGTTTGCAGTCGGCGAGTTTCTGCTTATAGTTATGCATAGGGCAGCACAGGCAGCCAATCCTATGGTAGCCCTCGTCGTACAGCTTACAATGCTTGATGCCGAGTGTGTTCAAGAATAGCCATACCTCATCATCGGTCCACTCTATGATTGGAGAGATGAGGAGCGATTCGTAGCCTCGGATGCAGCCGATGGTACGCTCGTCACTGGCATTGGTGATGTTAATCTCGTGGATGCCACCCTTGGTCGGCCTGCCACGCTTCTGACTGTTCCTCTTATCACGGAACTCGTCAAGACCTTCAAGAGAGCCGCTGTACTTATGGTTGGTAATCTCAACCTCACACCTACCAGAACGCTGCCTGCTTTCTGCGTGACGGATTCCGATGAGAACAACGTTGCCTGCACCGATTCCCTCTTTATAGACTCGGCAGCACCATCGTATCAGTCTTGTCGGAAGCATGCATTCTTTTCGAGCCTGATTGTAGATGCTGATTTTAGGCTTTATCATATCTACGTCTGGATACTGCTCACGGCCAAACTTGATTACCTCGGGAGGGTCAACAGTCGTAAGACCCATGTGGGCCTTGAACTTCACGCCTGCAATCTTAGCAATATGATACAGACACTGGCTATCCTTGCCTGAACTGAACGATAGATAGAAGCCTTCGTTAGGCGAGTATGCCAGTGCAAGCTTCTCCGCCTTTCTCAGAAGCTCTACAGAGTGCTTTATCTTCTCCTGGAATTCTTTAGGAAACTTCGGAAGAATTTCTTCTAAAGTGAAATTTAATTCAGAATTTATCATATCATTTCTTTTTATTATCCTTGAACGCAAATAAAGTGTAGCAACAACACGAAACGTGGAACGGTGGATATGGGTCTTTGAAAGAATGGATGCCAGCATCGGCTTCATTTTGGCAGATTTCGCACGGATAACTACTTCCTCTCTTGACGTAAAACCCGATAGCCTTGTTCTCCTTCCCATACTCCTGCTCTGCCTGTCCCCACGCCAAAGCAATCACTTGAGAAGCATTTCTTACGATATTCTGATAGGCGTTCTTGTAGTAGCCCTTTCCGTAAGAAGGAACATCGATGTTAATGTCCTTTCTCTTCGCCTTGGTGATGACTGATGTGTGATATGGGTCCTTGTAGCCGGTTCGGATGGAAGATAGGAGCTGCTGGTCTGAATATCCCATAAGAGTGCCCGCCTTTATCATCCTTACAATATCTTCAGCAAAGTTTCCGAGATAGACGGCGTTTCTTTCGGATGTCGTCTTTCCGTAGATGTCGCTGACGAGAAACGATTCGATGTTCTCGCTGTCAATCCCGAGAATCTTGCATGAAGCCTTAGAATAAGCAGAGATGTAGCTGTTGATACTCTCCTCTGCCTCAGCAGTAACATTCTTGGCGTAAGAGAGCAGGGCTGACTCGTTTGTGAGCCTGCCCGCACCTCTGTATCGCTTACTTGCGGTAATTACCTTCTGCGTCGATTTCCAGAGAATATCTGCAATATGATCCTCGCAGTTTCGGATTGCCTGTAAGCGCTTCCTGCTGTAATCGACAGAACGTTTTAACTCATCCATAGGCTATTAATTCTTCTCGTTGAATTCGTCCCAATGTGACTCCCCTAACCTGTTGCCGTTGGAATCGGTGTTAAATTTATTGGGGCGCCCACGCTTTCTTCCGTTACCGGTATTTACTGAGGCTGAGTATCCGTTAATCTGAGCAGTAGCTTTTTCCTGTTCGATGGCATTCTCTGTTTCGTTATCCGCACGTTGCATATCCATGAGGAGGTCTTGCTGGTCTTCCTCCTTCTTCTCTCGCATGATACGCTCATATTCAGCGGTCTTAGGGAAGTCAGGGCAGCGTTCTGAAGCCGTCTGCTTAGAGAGGAATCCGTTCTGAACCGCAGTGGCAATATTTGTAATTTGTTCAGTTTTATTACTATGCACATACGGACTTATCCACGCGTTGATTGGAAGCCCAGACATTGTAGCGACACAGTTTTCCTCAGTACCGATACCGAACTGACAGATGCGGAGAATCTTATCCAGGAATGGCTGTAACTCCTGTGCATCGTTCATTGCAACCTCCAGTGCAGGAGAATAGAGAAGCTTGATGGCTACACCTGGGAGGTCACCGGACTTCAACTCAGGCGGCTTCACGGTGAACGACAGCTCATAGATGAGGTCATACGACTTGTTGAGCTGTGTAGCGAAAGCATCGGAGGCGTCCGTTCCGTTCAAGAACTCAGCCTTGCCATTGGTGTCGGTAATCATGATGGTCTTCGCAGAGCCGGTCATATCGTCGCCGGTTATAGAGATATCCTCGCCATCTCCAGTGAGCGTAAGGATTGGGAAAGCGTACGCCTTATTGTTCTCGCAGAGATATGAGAATGCCTCCTCGTAGTCCTCGATATTCTTCTGTACCATGTACCAGCAAGGTCCGTTATCATTACGGGCATAAGCTACAGGAACGAACTGGAAGCCGTGGTCTTTCTCCTCAACGAGAGTGTAGTCATCGATTCCAAAAATCTTGGCGATCTTCGTCATTACCTCCTTTACCTTTCCTGACTTGACTGCCTTCTTAAAGCGGTAGAACTTCTGGTTATCCCAAGCCTCAACGTATTCGGTCTTCTCGTTACCCTCATCATCGTAGTCGTAGTACTTCCTGGCGAAGCACAAGAGGTCGCCTGTGAGAGAATCGAAGTGAGGGTACAGAATATCTCCACGATCATAAGAGAGGGTGCGTGTGCAGAATTTCTTCTTTTCATCGAAGAAGCCGACAATTGCACATTCTGCAACCTTCAAATATGCGCTTACGGCTTCGAAGAAGCGAATCTCCATATCGTGCATAAGCCAGCCCTTCTTGAATACATCGAGGGTCTTCTGATTCTCCTCTACCTTCTTCTCGTTCTCGTAGTCATCACCATCAGCAAGCTCGAACTGAATATCGTTACCAGTCAAGTGGAGCAGATGCTTCGTGTGGATGAGCTGCTGGAACGCAAAGGCTGTGCGCTGAATCTTCTGACAGTACCACCTGTTGTTCTCCGGGTTCAGCTTCCAGATGTCTGGGTATTCCTTCTCATCCATAATCCTATGGGAAGATGGGTAATACTCACGCAGGAAGTCTGCCTGCGTCTTGATGCGGCGATACATGGTGTCGTCTGGCATCGTTCCGTCATAATAGTCAGGAACAACGTCGCTTACAGTCGAGTGCTTCATGTATCCCGCAGGAGTAAGCTCGTAGAATGGCTTCCTTACGAGCAGCTCCCTTACATTATTTACCTTGATAGCATCCATAATCCTTTTACCTTTTTATTTTTCTTTTTTGTTAAACTGAATATCATTACATAGAACCAAGATTCAAAGAAGTCAGGCGAGTGCCCGACATATTTCTTGGCAATCTTCTTAGGTAATAGCTTGAATCCCCTATCATCGCTATTCTCGTCACGTCTGAGCATCTTACGCTCCTTCTGAAGAATCTGTCTGAGAGGAACCTTGTCAAATCCGTTTCCTGAATACTTTCTTTCAAGCAGGGCCGAGTCGATGGAAATCTGCTTCTCCTTTATCATCTTATAGAATAACCACGCACACTGAGACTTCAAATCCTTATAGAGGTATTTGATTCCTTCTTCTTCCTGATGATTCCTAGCGATAGGTGCTGCCTGGTTGTTGAATGGGACGGCATCTTTGAAAAATCCCTTGAAATACTGACCGATTCCCTGCATATCGTAAGTGAAGTTACATTCCTCGACACCCCACTCTCTCAGCTTGGCCTCAACTACAGAAACGAGTGTCTTAGGGTCCAGCCTCAAAACAACCAAGTCTTTACAATGCCATCCTTCCCAAAGCCACATTACGAAGTTATCGCCTCCGGTGAATGCGATATCGGCAGAAGCTCTGCGTTTTCCATCTCCTATCTGTTCTGCATTGTCGTAGATTTCATCAAGGTCTTCCATCTTGATCATGTCATCGCCGGCAGCTTTCCAGTTCCAGTTGGCCTCCAGGTCTCGCATACGCTGTTCCTCGTCCTGTTGGGCAAGGTTGGCGAGATATGAGGCATCGGTAGAGATAAGCTTAATGTTCTCTGATACGTCAGCGCGAACGAATGTTGCCGACTTGATGAACATTTCGAGCTTTGTATAACCAAGTTCCTCATAGCTGTCCTTCCAAAGGCTATCAATAATGCCCTTGCACTGCTCGTACACCTCTTCTCTCGTGTTACCCCAGTAGATTGAGTCAGGCGTATCTCCGTCCATGAAACAGTATCGTATAACTCCGTCCCGTTCCGGTATGATGTAGCCGTTCTCGTCAACCCACCAGTCAATGAACTTTCTCACCCAAGATTCCGGGTCTGGGTTACAGGTAATCCAGAAGCGGTTTCGGATATGCGCTGCATTTCGGTTGTTGGTCAAGAGGTACTTGAACTTCTTGTATGGGCACTGAGTACCCTCATCGATGCAAACGTAGGCATACTGGCGACCCTGGAATCGTGTCTTGAAGTCCTGATAGGCTCCAGCATAGTACGAGAATTTGAGCCATCCTCCGTTATCGAAGTTCCAGGTCATATCATTTTGTGACTTATTGTAAGTTCCAAATTGGGAGAACAATTTATAAGAGTCTGTCACTAAGGACTGTAAGTCGTCTTTTTCGTTACGAAGAATTGTTGCATGAAAATCTGGATTTTTAATATCCTTCAGAACTTCCATTAGGGAAGAGAACGATTTTGAGCCGCCTCGCGAACCGCCAACTATCTTAATATCAGCGTCTATAGACAGCATGCGTTCCTGACCGCCACGCTGAGCTATAATCTTCAGCTTGTCGGGATGCTTCTTGTCGGCGTCTCTTAATGATTGGATATACTCTTGAGTGTAAATAGGCTCTCCGTTATCCAATTTTAATCCTGAAAACACATCTTTCTGCATAAATATACATTTAATACTGCAAAAATATACAATTTTTCTTTGATAATTGCATATTTATTCATATATTTGCAAAATAAAAGGTATATTTATACGTTTTCGAGGTGGAGGGACCACTTTCGGGATAACATTTTTAATCAAAAAACAACATGACAAGAGAGGAACTCTTAGCATTAGTGAACAAGGAGGTTGATACCACCAAGTTCAAAGAACTTAGCCAAAAGACCATCGATGAGGAACTTGATGATGTTTTGGAAGATTTCGGTGATGACGAGGAAGCAAATTCCAAGTTGGTTACCAAGTTAGCAAACCGTCTGAAGCGTATCAACGGCAACTTGCACAAGAATATCTCTGACGAGGTAAAGAAGAGCAAGGAGGAAGCTGAACGCAAGAAGAAGGAAGAGGAAGAGGAGCGTAAGCGCAAGGAGGCTAAAAAGGGTGACGATCCTGACGACAAATACTCCAAGCTGCTTGAGAAACTTGAAGCTCTCGAAAAGGCTAACGCAGAAAGAGACAAGAAGGCTGCAAGGAAGGCAACCATCGAGTCAGTAAAGGCAGGTTTGAAGGATAAGTTCGACAAGGCAAACCTTGAAATGAAGAACTACTTCCTCAATGCTGCAATCGCAAAGCTGGAGATTCCGGACGAAGATGTCGACATCGACGACCTGGTTTCTAAGGCTGAGAAAATCTACACCGCAGAGTACAAGGAGGCTACCGGAGAAAACGGTATTCCTGCAAAAGGCAGTCGCACGTCTAGCGGAGGCACGTCCACAGATGATGACAAGTTTATGGAAGAAGTGGCCGAGCGTCGAAAGAAGAGATTCGGCGGTGGAGACAAGAAGTAATTTCAGGATAACAATTTTAAAAAGGTAAAAAGATTATGGACAACACTTCTATTTCCTACATGGAACAGATGGGTACTCGTGGTATGCTTAACCACGGCGCAACCATCGTTCAGACAGAAGGTAAGATCGGCGGAACCCGATACGTGTTTGCCGGTCTTGAGGCACTTATCAAGAATGCCTTCGTTCACCCACCTATTGGTGGTAAGCTCGTCAACCCATTCAAGGGTCAGGCTAAGATTTATGCCGGCGACTTGATTGAGCACGACCTCGGCTTTACAGCTGGCAACGAGGGTCCTGGTGCTACCATCAAGATTCTGAAAGCTTACGGCGTGGCAAAGGCCACTGCTGCGGCTACAGACACAGACATTTATATCGTTCGTAATGGTTTCGTCCACATCCCGTTCCCTGGCGACACCATCATGATCGGCCAGAAGGACTTCAAGACCAAGGCAAAGGGCGTGACTGTTTCAGCAGTTGAGGCTACTACCGATGACGCCGCAGGTGACGTTTGGAAGGTTACTCTTTCTGCTGCCCTCGGCGCATTGAAGGTAGGTGACGTATTGGTTGAGGCTGCTAGTGCCGGTGATTCCGTATTGCCGATGGTGACTAACCCTAACTGCTTCGCTCCGAGCGACAACGATTTCCCTTATTTCGATGCCGGCGGCGACAAGTATCACAAGCCTCGTACAAACGTCAACTTCTGTATGTTGAATCCAGACTGCGTTATGTGGCTTGACCGCATGGGTCCTGTTCCTCCTGCTGTTAAGGCGATGAACAAGTCACTCTACCCAGAGTTCTGGCACATTTAACCTATTGTATAACGTAAAAAGATTGATTCAGGATTATGGCAAAAATTGATATTGGTGTCGAGCAGCTTGCGAAGTTCTTCACTGGTAAGGGTAACAACACTTACCTTCAGAAGTTCGTCAATCGTGACGGCGTACTTCGCTGTAACAACGGCTGGTATCTGACACAGGGTGACATTGATCCAGATCTCACCCCTACATCTAACAATGGTGATGCAACCTTCAAGGTTCGCACACGTACATTGAACCCTGCAACCTTGATGAACCTCCGTGCTCCTCTCGGCGAGGGCTATCAGAACGACCATGAGGGTATTGAGTGGTACACCGCTTCAATTCCAGACTTCGCAGCTGACGGCTTCCGTGAGACTGCGACAGAGCGTTACCACAAGATGAAGCTTCTCCAGGATGAGTTCGGCAACGACGCTGACCTGGTTGATGCTTACCTCGACAAGGTACAGGTATTGTACGACTCACTCGACATGACTATGACCTACATGTCAGCTCAGTTGAGTTCGACAGGTTTCATCGACTACGACAAGATTGGTCGTGGTATCCAGGAGCCTCTGTATGACGCAAAAGTTCCAAAGAAGAACTTCAAAAAGGCGGGTACGCTTGCCTGGAACGATCCAAACTGCGACTTGCTTGAGCAGATGCGCAAGTTTGAGGAGGATTGGCGCAAGGAGAACATCGAGTACCGCAGTGTACCTCTCGTATGGCAGATGACCAAGAACGACTACAATAACGTGTTCTTGAAGAACAAGCAGATTGCTGAGTTGTACAAGAGCTGGGCGAACGCTAACTTTGTGGCAGTTTTGCAGAACTACGGTCCAAACAACGCAATGTTCTTGAAGTCTGTTGTTGACCTCAACGGTCTTTCTCCTATCGAGATTGTCGATGAGGTTGAGCACAACAAGCGCTTCGATGGCACAGTTACAGAGATTCGTGGTTGGGCAGACGGAACAGTCGTTCTTCGCCCTGCTGGCAAGCCTTTGCGTTTCATGCGTAAGGAGATCCTTGACAAGCGTATCTTTGACACCCTTGGCAACAAGCTCATTGATGTGGCTTGGGCGCAGACCAACAACAAGCTTGGCTTGCTGCGTAACATGATTACCGCGAACGGTCTCTACCAGGAGTTCAAAACAGACTTGTTCCTCGCTTCTGTTCCTGCCATGCTCGATTCTCCTTACCGTTGGATTATCGACATTACCAAGAAGGGTTAATTCTTTAACGTAACTATACTGTATGACTATGGATTCAGAGAATAAAGGTTTCACAGCTTTCGACTACCTTGCGAGCAGGGTTAAGTTCGAGGTTCCGGAGCAGACTATCATTGGAATCATGTATAAGCGTGGCATTGACAGAGACTCTCTTATCGGCGATAATGAGAATAATGTCCTTGAACTTGCTTATGCAGATATTCTGAAATGGTTTATTATCGGGCCGAGCAAGGTGAACAATACCTCTGATTCCGATAACGGTTGGACTCACACGGGAGGTGGATACGACCTGTCAGACGAAGACAGGAGCGAGATGAAGGCAGAAGCAAACGCTATCTACGCACAGCTTGAACCTGAATCTGTCTTGAAAAAGAAGTCCACCTTCCGGGTGAATTCACACGGAGTGAAAAGGGCTAATTATTCTCCTTATGGAGAGCATCTACCGCACATCATTAAATAAAAGGCTTATGTTGAAAGAGAATATCAGAAACCCAAGATACCCTCACATCATCAAGATCGTGAGGAAGATCGTCGGAAAAGCCGCCCCTGATGACCCGTTTGCCGATGATGATGCTCCTGTTGGTGAGGATAAGGAAATCATCCTCTACTATGGCGAAGGCCGCAGCTACACCGATACTACTACAGAGGGAGACAAGAACGTCGACCAGAACAAGAGGAAGGCATCGATTCCTGTCAGATATGACGAATGGGATGCTGAAAGATGTCCTCTTGACGGCGACACCATCTACTCAACTGTCGGCAACAACACCGAGGTAGGTATGGTTAAGGACTGCGAGCCGGATAATAACAGGACTGTAGTGTATTGGAATTTGACAAGGGTTTAGATTATGACAAGTTTATCAGGTCAGTTTTTACAGGTCGAGAAGAAAATCCGTCAGATGGCTGTAGCAAAGATGCAGCAGAAGATGGATCATGCGGCTGAAATGACAATGAAGGCTGCTGACAAGTCTCGAAACTATGATGACGTAACCGGTAACTTGTACAAGTCAACAGCCATCGGTACATATTACAACGGCTCATTGCAGTTGATTCATTATGCTCCAGGCCCAGAGCCAACCCGAGTAACCCTCGCTGCTGGAGAGAGATACAACCTCGATAAGTATTATCGCAGTTCGTTCTCATTCAAAGACAGCGGAAGGAGACCTTACAAGGGTGAATACGGAGAAGGTGGCGAATATGGTCCAAACACGGCGTGGGATGAACTTGTTTCCAGGGAGCACAACAAAGGAAAGTACGATGCCACATGGCAGATGCTCCTTGTTGCCGGTGTGGATTACGCTAAGTTTGTCGAGGTGAAGAGAGGTCACGACGTGATTACCTCTCTTAGAGAATATTTGGTTAGATACTTTAGAACGATGTAAGATATGGTTAGTATTAAGACTCTATATTTCGATGTCGGTAATGCAATGAAGGGGATTTGCGACAAGCTCTACTCCCGGAGCCGACCAAAAGCAGTTGATACGAAAATCAACAGCTACATCGTGGTATACTTTCCATCTAGTATCTACAATAACGAGATGAACTCAAGTGGAGTTTACAATGATTTCACCACTATAGCTCAAATCGAATTGTATGTGCGCGATAAGACTTCGGCAAGCAACCCGCACACACTTGATGTATCTAGCGTTGACGAGAAAGTCCAGGAGATTATGGACAGATTTCCAATCTCCACAAAAAATCTCATTGTTTCCAATCCTCGTATAACACTACAGACAGACGACGACGCAGGTTTTTCCGTGACAATCATACAGGGAAGGTTACGTACGAAATAAGTATTCAGGTATAACAATTTAAAATATTTTAGATTATGGTGACTATTGAAAAAATGAAGGAAGTGTTCTGCGGCCCTAAGTCGCTGCTCTACTCCGCTGCATTGGTTGACCTCTCCAAAAGCGACATTAAGCTTACCGTTGATATGGAGCTCCCTGTTGAGGTTGACTCTCTGAAGGCTACAATGGACGACCCTACAATTAACCACTACAAGGTTATCGGCCTTTCTGGTGACTGGGCTACCACTGCTGAGCTTGGTGACTTCAACGTAGAGTTCGTTGTTCCTTCCAAGGCTAAGGAGCTTCTTAAGGCGATGTTCGGTGAAGACGCTGTTAACGATATCATTGCGACTCTTGCCGGCACAGGTGACAATACTCTTGATGTTCAGTATACCGGTGTTGCCGTAGAGCCAAAGCTCTACAAGATGCGTGGTACTATCGTTATTGTTGACGAAGAGAAGAAGAATCTCATGGTTCTGACTAACCTCTCGATGTATGCGACAATGCAGTGGGACGACTCAGGTTCCAAGCCAGTTGCGTTCAAGTTCTCTGGCTCTGTTGAGGGTGCGGGTACGAAGAGCGTTGCTTGGTTGACAAAGGGTGATGGCGTTATGAGCCTTACTTACAAGACCGATGCGGCAACAACCCGTAAGACCGTTCCTGCGGCAAACCGCAGACAGGGCCTCGTAATTACCTACAATACCGGTTCTGCAACCGTAAAGGAGAGGTATATGGATACCCGAGTAACCGACGCCGAGTGGGTTAAGGACGACAACTGGGAGACTATTGAATAAGGCTTCTTTAGGTAATTAGATTCAGGATAACAAACCGTTGGGCGGCAGGCTAATCAACAGCCGTGCCGCCCTTCTTCATTTAATAGCATACAATCATGGCAGAAGAAAAGAAAATAGAGCAGCCTTCAGTGGACTTGCAGGAGTTGCTTGACAGCGTGCTGCACGACGAGCCTACCGAGTTCGTGTTCAGAGGAAAGAAGCACAAGCTAGGCTGGCTTCGCAAGGGAACCATGAGCAAGTGTTCCCATATCCGGGTAAAGGAGAAGAACGAATGGAAACGCAACGCCAAGATTTGTGTCTGCATTCTCCTCAACAACATCTGGAAGATACGATTCCTGTATTGGATCTACTGGCGCTGGCTCTACTACATCAAGGATGTGGATATAGCCGATGTGCTGAGAGTCCTCGATGTTTCTAAAAAAAAAATTCCATCGAACGCATTCTCACTGGCTACCATATTAGCGACCGGGATGACGGACGTGATGATGACGATGACGAGGAGCGAAGCAAAAGCTATCCAAGCAGAACAAGCTGGGGAGCAGCCTTCTCACTAGCTGAGAAGTTCGGCTTCCTCTTTCAGCGTAAGTACTTCATCGCGGCCTACGACTACTGGTGGGGCTATTCATCGGCGCAGATTGACCTCATGGTTGCAGACCAGCCTCTTGTCGTCTATCCAAAGGCCAAGAAGGAAGGCGGTCCGAAGAAGCATACCAAGAAGGAGATGGATGACCTCTACGACAGGTGGATGGAGAAAAAGAAGAATGAGGGAAGCCTCGTTGGCAAGAAGATAAGTCTTGCTGATTACTTAAACAATAAACTCTAATTTAAAAATATTCAGGATATGGCAGGTGGAAATATGGGAGACCTCAGTTTCTCACTTACTCTTAAATCGAGAATTGAAGAGGAAACCAAAAAGATTACCAAAGAATTAAACAAGATTGATGCTACTGGTAAGCAGGCGCAGAATGCTTTGGAAGCAATATCCGAAGCAACAAAGGGTATTGGAGATAAGGGAGGTCGTGGTTTTGAAAAGCTAAACAACTTCGTTAAAGAATTACGTCGTAACATTGCCGTATTATCAAGCGAAGATTTCTTTAGTCCGAAAAAACTCCAGCAGTTGGAGTCTGTCCAGGATGGGTTGTACAAAATAGGCAACATACTCGGAGAGGTGTCTAAGAAAGGTGCTGGATTCAACATATTCCCTAACAGCGTTGCAACTGAGGCAAACAAGGCAAAAAGGGAGCTTTATAAGTTGTCTTCTTTTATCGCCGAGATTAATAAGCGACATGGTGAAGGAATACAGATATTTGGTGTTGATTCAACGAATAACATACGACAATCGTTGTCAGAGCTGTCTAAATACAGGACTGAATTAGAACAGATTAGGAATAACGGAGGTATTCATCCTATTACCGGACTCACAGCATCTGATGTCGTAAAGAGCGCAGGATTCCTTAATGCTAAAGATGAAGCAAAGGCTTATGCAAAAGAAATCAAGCAGGCTCTTAAAGAAGCAGATGCAGCAAAAAAAGCTTCCATAGAAGAGGAGAAGAAGAACGAGCAGATTGTTGAAAATATCCTCCAACGTAGAGCGCAAGAACGTCAGAGGGTAGCTGAAAAGGAAGCTGAGATTGAGCGTCAGCGACAGGAGCAAGCTAAGATTTCAGCACAGATTGCACAAGAGAACGCCAATAGTGAAATTAAGTGGAACGAACAGAAAGCTAAAGCTTTTTCGGAGGCACTGCAACGTCAAATGAAAGCTTCCGTAGAAGCGGAGAAGAAGAGACAGGTTTCGCTGTTCTCTAATGGTTTCGACACGACTATATTAGAGAAACGGATTGCGATGCTAAACCGCATGAAGGAGATTCAAGATAAGCTTGCATATTACCACCCTAAGGCGCAATACGCTTTCTTAGATTACGAGAGCGGATTAAAATTCGGTAATGCGAATACTCCAGGGATGCGACACAAGGAGGATGAGTTGCAGCGCCTTCGCAATATCATAGCAGACTTGGAATCCGAGTTTAACAAACTCGGCGGCAATGAAGCGTTTAAGAACGTGGATAGCCAAATTAAGAATCTTGAACAGACGATAGCTCGTTTAAAGGAATCTGGCGGATCACTAAACCTTGGGAAAATGCTCGGTTTAGAGAACAAATCGACTGACGAGTTCAGAATAGCCAAGGAAGCGGCTATGGCAACCGAGGCCCATGTTAAGAGACAGAATGAGCTTACTGCCGCATTCGAGAAATACTTTAACGTACAAAAGCAGGTTGAAGATGCAGAAAAACGTCTTGCCGAGGCTACAGCGAGAACAAACCAAGCTCGTCGAGAAGCGATTGCGGCATCTCGTCAGCAAGCAGAGTCTCTTGTCCGTGATAGAGTCAAGGAACTCGAAGCACAAAGGCAACAGCTCCAAGGTTTATTTGGAAGTGGAAAGAATGTGTTAAGTACGCAAGAGTTAATACAGCTCCAACAGGCATTCTCGCAAATTACGCAAGAGCTTAATACATTGCGCAGTGCGATGAATAATCTTGGTAGTTATTCTATCAAAGATTTATTCTCTATTGGCAGAGGAGCAAGCGAATATACTCCACTGATAAACAGTATGCGAACTGTAATTGATCAAAAACAGGAAGCGATAAACCTTGAGCGAAAACATCAAGAAGAGATAACGAGAACTGCCGCAAAGGCACGAAACGATCTCGCGGCAGCATTCGCCGGAGCAAACGCTGAGGCGAAGAAGATGCAATCCATCGTCGGAGATATCAAGTCTCTCTTCTTGCAGGGAGGTATTGTCTTTGGCGCGCAGCAATTCTTTAATTCAATCGTACAGACTGGCGGCGAGATTGTTCAGCAGCATGTAGCGTTGCGTTCTATCCTTGGAGATGTGCAGAAGGCTGATGAATTATTCGCTCAGACTCAGCAGCTTGCATTGCAGTCTCCGTTCAAGTTTGGAGAGCTGAACAGAGATGTTAAGCAGTTGGCTGCATTCGGAGTTGAGGCGAATGACTTGTATGATACCACAAAACGACTTGCGGATATTGCATCTGGTCTTGGTGTAGACTTCGGACGATTGGGATTGGCGTTTGGCCAGGTAAAGGCTCGTTCTTGGCTTGATGGTAAGGAGTTGCGCCAGTTTGCTTACGCTGGTCTTCCTCTTTTGCAGAGAATCACTGAGCTTTATAACTCAGAAGGAAAGAACGGAAGGAACAATTATACCCAGGCAGATGTCAAGAAGATGATTAGTGCTAGACAGGTTAGCTTTGAGGATGTCCAGAAGGTACTTTGGAAGATGACGGACGAGGGTGGTCAGTTCTACAACATGCAGTTCGTTCTGTCCGAAACATTGCTTGGTCGATGGAATAAGCTCATTGATGCCTGGGACATTATGCTTGGAAAGTTCGCAGAAGGTAAGAGTGTTGTCGGAGGTACTTTCTCATTCCTTATTAATAGAACAACAGATTTGGTTTTGGCTTTGGATAAGGTCTCTAACGCAGCACTTGCATTCGGTGCTATGTATGCTTTGCGTAAGGGTGCGACAGCCATTGCTTCAAGAGTTGGCATAAGCAGTAACCTTGCAGCTTTGCGGGCTGAACAACAGGTAAAGCTAAGAACTTTCGCCGTAGAGCAGCAGCAAGCTCTCATTGAGGGCAAGATAACCCTGGAAAAAATGAGGCAGAATATTGCTGACTACCAGGGAATGCTGAATAGCAAGATTAATACCAGAAATGCTGTAGAGCAAGCTGCACTAGAGGGAAGACTTAGCGCGTTGAAGATGCAAAAAGCGTTCCGCGAGGGCCTAATATCCAAGGAGATGATCGAACAGCTTCGCCTTATGGGTATGATAAGCGCAAAGGAGTCCGAGCTTATAACTAAAGAAGGAACAAGGGCAAGAATGTCGCTTGCTGTTAACCAGGCAAAAGGAAAGCTTGGAGGATTCTTCTCAGGATGGAATATTGCAACACTTGGTATTACTATAGGAACAGCTCTGTATTCGGCATATAGTCAGTTCAAGGACAGCATCAAACAGGATACCGATAGGATAAACGAGACTGCAAAGACAACAGTAAAGACACTATCTGATACGTTATCGGAAGTTGGCAATAAAGGCACTGGCGAGACTCTTCAGCAACAGGTAGACAAGATGACTGATGTCCTTAAACAGAGCGGACTCTATACAGACTCCATTAAGGAACAGGTAGATAGTACTGATGACCTCGGCAAGGAGTATGATATCTTAAAACAGAAAATCATTGACGCTAGGAATGAGAATAATTTCACTCCAAGCGAAGGAGAGAACTTCGCAAAGGCAAAGAAGGCTTCTGGTGCTGGATTCGCAGGTGGAGCAAGTTGGTTCGGCCAATGGGCAGGTATCGGTCAAGACGATATTGACGAGAACATAAACGACGTTGCAGGGAACCTTGCTCAGCTCCAGATGAAGATGGAGAAGTTCGGTGGTTCCACAAAAAGCTCTATGGAGAAAGTGGCAAACTCGATGCTTGGAGCAAGGGCGGCAGGTATGACATTCGAGGAAAAACTATACACGCTATATACAACTGGCGGAAAAGGGGCTGCAACCTGGCGTCTCTTTGTTGACAAAGTAAGCAACGGAAACAAAGACATGAAGGGAAGTCTTGAAAATTTGGAAGACGACCTTCGGCATTTTGGAGCGAATTTCGGCGAGATAGCTACCGACGATATTCCTAAATATCTCGAATATATGGCTAAGAGTAGGAATATGGACATGGTTGAGTTCTCAAGGTGGTGCAAACAGCACCCGGATAAGTTCAGAACCATGCTTGATCAAATGTTATCTGAGGCGAACAAGAAAGTTCCTGGTCTTGTAGCGAGACTTCAAAGCGTAGCTATGGCTATTTTGAACATAGGAAAAGCAAAGCCACAAGAAGGCAATACTGGTCCAAAAGTTTGGAAAAACCCTAACAAAGTAGGAACTATCGAAAGAAAAGCCTTCGACAAACTACAAAAGGCAGGAAAGCTTAAAGGAGGAACATATGGTTTCTGGCAGAAGGAAATGGCCGAGTATCTCCACAATCTGAATGGAGGAAATAGTAACGGATGGACTTCATTCGGAGAGGCTGTAAGAAAGAGATATAAGGAGGTCCGTGACGAGAACGACAATGCAAAGAATGCAGGCGACAGACAACCATACGTAAGGGAGCAGCGAATGCTTGAAACAATAGCGGCCCAGTCTGGAATAAGTCTTGATGTAGGCAAGAATAAGGTTACTGGTCACTTCGGTAAGGGCAAAAACAAGAATGGTCGCGAAGAAGATACTGAGCTCAAACGCTTGCAGGAACGCCTTAGCAGCTTGAAGTCTGCAAGGCAGATGTACCAGAAGTACAAGAGCATAATGTCTGATGAAGAGGCAAAGAAGAAGACTTACAATCTCTTCCCAGAGGTTACCGGTCTTAATCTTGACGACTATCAGAAGGCTGTCCATTCTCTCCTTGAAGGATTCAGTATAAACACCACCGAGAGAAAGAAGTTCCAGACTTCTATCTATCGCGAGGTTTCAGAGTGGCTCTTCGACGAGAAAGACAAGAAGGAGTACGAGAGAAAGGCAGCTGATTTCACGGAATTATTGAACAGGTTATCGAGTCAATGGGACTTGTACAAAGAGTTGTTCAGTAAGACCGGTGATAAGAATTTCTCCAGTGCCGCATTCAGTAATCCAGGATATATCGATGACAAAGCAAATGAGCTTATAGTCGAGTATAACAATAAGTTCGGAAAGGACTTCCAGAGAGAGAATGCGATGTCGATGTCCGATGGTGTTGCAAAGGAAACTCTTAAGGGCCCAGGTGAATATGAGGCGTGGAAGAAGATAGTTGACCTTCTTCGAAACAACTATATCAAGATTTTGCAGGATGCTGCCGACATCATCGAGAAGACAGAAAATTACGAAGATAAAATCTTGAAGATAAGGGAAAGATACAACGAACTTATCAGCAAGACGAATGATCCTGGTATCAAGGCGAGGTACGAGATACAGAGAGACAAAGAGATTGGTCAGGTTAAGCTTGACAAGTTCAAGAACTCTTCTGATTATCTCAATTTCTACGGAGCCATCGTGTCTCTCGGTATGGATAAGGCTCAGACTATCGGTGCAAGAATCAGGCAGAATATCAATGAGGCCCTGCAAAACGGAGCTATCGATGCGAGAGAGTACGCCAAGGAAATCAAGCAGCTTGATGAGCAGTTATCGAAGCTGACGAGTCCAAAGAAGACTTTCCTTAATGGTGGTCTGAAGGGGATGGCCGAGCAGAAGATTTCTGATGCCAGCGAACAGATGACCATCGCAGCAAGTAAAATTGCTGAAGGCAAGAAGGTTCGCGAACTTGGTCTAAAAATGGGAGACGAAAACTTCGTCAAACGCGGTGATAGTATGATTGCCAGCGGAAAGGCTATGATGAAGGCCGCTGAGATTCTGTTTAAGGACGGAACGAAGGCGAAGGAGTCTCTTGATAAGTTTGCTAACGTAGTAAGCATTATCGACCAGAATGTCCAGGGAATGAGTGAAGCATTCAATGACATCAAGGAGACAGCTTCTCTTCTCGGTGTTGATACCGAGTCTGACGGATGGCAGGATGCTTCAGCCTTCTTCGAGACATTCTCTGGCATGTCAAGCTCATTATCTAAGGTGGTAGCAAGCGCAGAGTCCGGAAACGTCGGCGGAATCCTTGCCGGTGTCACCGGCATATTTACCTCTCCTATCAAAGCCTTCGCTAAGGCTCACGACGCGAAGCTCGACAGGCAGATAAAGCTCGCAGAGAGACAGCTGAATGAGCTGAAGAACCTATCCTCGAACATCAATTCTGTCATCGAAAAGACGCTCGGAGGAATCTATTCTTACAACAGGTCTTCTGATACAGCAAACAAGCTTAAAGATGTCAAGAATGACTATAAGGCTTGGGATGCTTTCTCTAAGACCGATATTGGAAAGAATTTCTTTGGAGGTCACAACTTCAGTCACTACAGCAAGGAGACTTATGACGCTGTAATGAAGACAGGGACGAATCCTTCCGCATACGCAGACCAGCTCGCCCTACTCCACGCTCAGGAAGACGAGTTGAGAAAGCAGAGACAAGCTGAGGAGGATAAGAAAAAGACGGACAAGGATAAGATTGCTGACTACGACCAGCAAATCAAGGAGATGCAGTTGCAGATTAAGACGTTCGCACAGGACTTCCTTAAAGACGTTTACTCTATCGATATGAAGAGCTGGGGAAATCAGCTGACTGATACTGTTGTGAGCGCATGGACTAAGGGTGAAGATGCGGTTGAGGCTTACAAGAATAAGGTCAAGGAAATGGTTCGCGAAGTTACGAAGAATATTGTATCTCAGAAAATCATGGAGAAGGCACTTGAAAAACCTCTCGAATGGCTTACAGGTATCCTTGATGAAAAGGGTAAACTTGATGAGACCGACATGGACGATTTTGCGGACAAGCTCTACCAAGTTGGCGAAAATGTAGTTCCTCAGTTAACCGGTATCTTCGATGCTCTTAAGGAAAAGGGACTTGATTTGAGAGAAAACGGAAGTTCCTCTACGACCAATTCGATTAAGGGCATTACCGAGGAGACAGCTGACCTTCTTGCATCATATCTCAATGCGGTCCGGCTTGATGTTTCTGTGATCAGAGAGATGCAGGGTAAATTCCTTCCAGAGATGAGCGAAATTGCAAAATCTCAGCTCACGCAGCTTAACCTTATTGCTCGGAATACCTTGCGTAATGCAGATGCAGCAGAGAGAATCGAGAAAATTTTCATTGAGTATAACGATAACTTCAACAGAGTTATCAACGGTACGAAATCTTTAAAAATGAAATAATTATGTTTGAAAAAAGAAATTTATCAGACAGAATGAAGAACGAGGCGGTTTCACTAGGTCTTTGCGCTCAGTGGACCGCCGAGTGGCACGACAACTCATCCAAGCATGAGATGGTCGAGAAGTTTGTTAAGGGTATCGACTTCTGTATTGGAAAGAACTGGCCTTCTACCAAGAATATGAAGAAGTACTTTGGGGATGTTATTCATGATCATGGTGTGTATGTTGACGAGAACGTTGACCTGCAAAACCCAAAGATTGTCATACTCAATGGAGAGTGTGTAGCAAACATCAACTATGACTGGATGGATAGTGGAGAGATATACGTAAGGCACAACTCTTCACTTTACCTTAAGGTTAAGGGATTCTCCAGGGTGTTTGTCAATCTGCTGGATGGTGCAGAGCTTCATGTTGAATGCGAAGATACCGCAAAGTGCTTCGTCTATCAATACGGAGGAACAGTCGTGAAAGCTACCGGACCAGTCAATATCAGGGATAGACACGATTTTAAGTTCAATTAACGCATATTTATACGTGTATTGCTTGTATATTTATGCAATATTTTGTATATTTGCATTTATAAATAGTTGATTTAGGTATGAAAGATTATTTCAGGATATACATGCAGAAGGAAGGCGATGGGAACGAGGTGAAGGACTCCATCGCCGACTTCGGTATGTACGTTAGCGAGAGTCCGTTCAAGCCTTGCGATTCTGTCAAGGAACCTGTGAAAAGGGAATGGCACGACGAGCATGGTGACGACGAGTATATTGGCAAGGATGGCCTCTATATGGCGGCATACGAGAACAAGGTCAAGTTCCTGTTCAAGGGTGATGCTTTCGGAGCCAACGAGAAGTGCAAGGCTTTCATTGACTATCTCCGCATGTCTGGGATGATGAAAATGTACTGCGACTTCAACAAGATTGGAAGGCAACATGTAAGACTGAAGAGCATTGATCCGGACCTATACAGATATCCGGGCAACGAGGACTTACTAGTCCTATCTATTACTTTCAAGTTTAACGACCCTGTTACTGATGTCAATCCGATTAAGGACGCACAGGGCAGTATTTCAAATTTAGGATAGCATACAGATGAGTACTTGGAATATTTATCATAAGGATGGCTCGAAGCTGACAGATGTTAACGAAGAGCTGATAACCGTTCACGGATTGGAGTACTCTGATTTCTGGATGGGTGAGTGCTTTTTGACTATCAACTTCAAGCATGAAGTGCCTATCAACTTTCAGATAGGCGACTATATTGTCTATCGTGGCGAGCGGTTTGAGCTCAACTACGAGCCGGGCAAGGATAAGCAGGCAAGAAAGGATACTTATGGAGAGGGGTTCACCTATGATGGCGTGAAGTTTAATTCTCTTCGGGACGAGCTTTCGAGGGCTGAGTTCCTGGACGTAGTGTTACATGATAACCAACTTCACTACACCACACTGCCAAAATTCCCATTCTACGTTGAGACCATCGACGACTTGCTAGACAGGATACAAGCTAACCTCAATGAGCAGATTGGGGATGGAAAGTGGAAAATATTCTCTCGTAACAAGAAGAGATCCATGCAGCGTGGATGCACGGCAGAGGAATGGAATGCAGTGTATGGCGACGGAACCAACGACTCGGCTTCGTTTGAATCCAAGTCCATCACCATAGATACGCAGAAATGCTGGGATGCCTTGGCTCTCGTTAACACGCAGTGGAACATAAACTTCGTCATAAGAGGGAGAAATATATATGTAGGAACGGCAGGCGTGATGACGGACGGTATATTCAAGTATGGTCTTGGCAAAGGGCTATACAAGGTTGACCAGAACGCAGATTCCGACCAAAGCATCATTACGAGACTCAGGGCCTATGGCTCCGAGAAGAATCTTCCCGATCATTATTATGCGGACCTCGGTGTAAAGTACGTGGCGAACATCACGAAAGTCGTCGGGGCCAGCACGAATGTTGAGATTGAACTGGATATCGACTATATCGAGACATATTTCAAGAATCCGAGAAAGTATATTGTTTCTGGAGAAACAGGCGAGCAGTCTTCTGGTTGGGTGCTTAAGGTTACATTTGATTTCAAGACTGAGATTACCGGTTATGTAACACAGAAATACAATACCAATAAGTGTAGATTCTATTCGGAATACAAGGGAACGCAGGTAGATAGCGGTGACGAAGAGTCAAGGGAAAACCTTAACACTTTCATCGCTCAGGTTAAGGCAGGAAACACGAAGATGTATATCACATCGGGCCTCAACAAGAAAAATGTTCCTTCGTCCATGAAGGAATATGCAGAGAATCTCCCGAACAATATGTCAATCAACAGGCTTATGCTGCCTGGATTTCCCCATGTATCGCTGAGTGACTTCTATGATTCACTCACGGATGAGGAGAAGAAGTACGTGAACCCTACCGGAAAACAACACAGATTCTCTACTGACCCGCATAGACCATACATCGATTCCATCAACATCGATCAGATTGGTCTTCGTTCGGCATCGCAGTTCTTCGATACCGATGATAAGACGAATGGAGTCGTAGAAATCTACCCTACAATCGAAGAAATGGTTGTCGGTGGCGTGCGTGTGGATGAGATTGGCGAGGGTGTCGCTCCTGATGACGACGGAAGGTTTGGCGACAACGAAACAGTAAAGAATGTTGATATATACCTCAATAAGGCTATCGATTTCGACATCAACGACCTTAAGGATGATGACTTCTCCATCTCTATGAAAGATGGTATGTGCGGTGGCCGAACGTTCAAGGTAGCATCCTCAACCAAGGTTGATGGAAGATGGAGGCTTACTATTGAAAGAGTAAAGGACGATGCTCTTGAGCTTTGGTTCCCATACAAAGACTACCCTATCAAGAAAGGCGACCATTTCGTTCTTACCGGCATCACTCTTCCTGATTCGTATGTAAGGTCTGCGTCTCTCAAACTGTTGAAATACGCAATCGCCTTGCTCGACAAGAACGACTACACGAGATATGTGTACCAGCCGAAGGTCGATGAGATTTTCATGGCTAGGCAGCATGATGCCGCTATGGCAGACAAGAGTGGTGCGACAAGAAGTCTTCACGATACATTGAGGGCTGGAGACATCATGCGTTTGAGCGATGATGATCTTGGCATCAAGGCTGACGTAACCATCGACCAACTTATCATCAAGGAGGAGGATGGCAAGATACCTGCCTATGAGATCACCCTTCGTGAGGAGAAGGAGGTCGGCACAATTCAAAAGATTCAGCAGAGTATATCATCATTGGAAAGCGGAAACGGTGTTGCAAGTGAGCCTACCATCGCCCAGGTCAAGAGTATGTTCAAGTCCGAGGGAGGAAGGTATTTCCTCTCTAAGTTGGAGGACGACGTTGCAAGTGGAGCCATAACCTTCGAGAAGATGCAGAAGTTTCTCAGCGGCTTCGAGTCAGCAGGACGTGCCATCTTGCAAAAGGGCTTCGCTATTGGCGAGAATGGCTACGGCTTTGACGAGAACGGCAACATCATCGCCGACAGCCTAAAGTCAGCAGGTTTTGACAAAGTCCTCAACGAGGGTTTCGGAATGGAAATGGAGTCCGCTGGCACGTCACATCTCTATCTCTCCAACCTCACCGTATGGGGAAAGATGTTTGTGAACATCTTGGAGATAATGAAGACCAAGTATGCTGGTGGAAACATCTATCTGTCGGCAGCAGGCGGAACAATCGTCAAGGCTGTTCCTGTAACCTACATTAATGAGGATGTAGGGTGGGAGGAGACATCGGAATCTTGGTGCGATGGTTGGAAGTGTTATATATTGGCAGACGATGGAGACGAGGCGACCACGAACCCTTGGGTAGAGGGCGACCAAGTAAGATGTCAGTCGATGGGTAATCTTCTGGGTACGAGATATGCCAAGGCTACAAATAAGAGTTATTGGAGAACCATCCCTGAGCACGGAGTATCTAGCCTCAACGAGTATATCTATAATGACTACGGTACTCCTGCCTACAATGGCAAGATGTTCTATTGGATAGTTCTTGGCAAGCATTCCAAGGGCTTTGACGGCTATACAGAGGAGAATGCGCCAGTTGGCACGACCGACATTCCAGAGGCAGGTGACTCCATCGTGCTCGATGGCAGCCGCAAGGACACGTCAAGGCAGGGCGTGCTCCAGCTCTCTTCCTATGGAAGCGGTGCTCCATCCATCGTTGGTCTTCGTGGGGTGAGCGATTACACTCACGAGAATTGCGCTATATTTGAGCTATCTTATGATTATGTTCGAATCTTTGCGGAGCGTTTCAAGCTCATAGCCAAGGACAACAAGGTAGTAGAGATTACCAACTTCCGTGGCGAGTGGGACCCAGGCGAGAAGTACTACAAGAACGACCAAGTGAGCCACAACAACGCAATCTGGACTTGTATTAAAGACACGGACTTTCAGGCAGAGCCTACGGATGGCAGCACGTATTGGCGCAAGGAGGTGTACGGACAGAAGGGTGAGGATGGCAGCAGCTTCAAGGTGCTCGGAACTGCCGTTAAGCACTTTAAGAACGCAGATGATATAAGAGGAGGAGAATTACTGAACCTTGGAAAGTACCTGTTTGACGATACTAGCGGGCTGCCCGATGGCGTGGCTTCTCCTTGTATTGCGACATATATGAAGGTTGGGGCAGGTCATACGTGGATTATCTGCAAGTCCAATGAAGGCGATTCCTATATGATAGGCGACGACCTATGGACGAACAGTGGAACGGCTTGGCTCAACATTGGCAACGTGAAGGGTGTGTCCATATCCTCAACTTCCGTCACCTATGGTGTCAGCGCAAGCGTAACGCAGCAGCCTTCCTCTTGGTCTAGCGCAATACCACTAATTACTGACGATAAGCCTTATTTGTGGACTAAGACTGTGGTGGAATATAGCGATGGCAAGTCCACAACCTCCTATTCCGTGTCACACAATGGCAAGGACGGAGAGAAGGGAGAGACAGGCGAAAAAGGTGCGGATGCAATCACCATACAGCTTGTAGGTGCTCCACTCATCTTCGATGCAGGGTCGGACGGAATTGTTCCAAAGGGTGTTACAAATTATGCTAGGCTCTATGTGACGGTAGGCGAAAAGGACGTGAGCGAGTATGTCGGGCAACCTTTTTTTGTTCCATCCGAAGGAATGAACGTATCTCCTGAAGATGGCTATGTGATAGAGAGGAGAGAGTACAATGAAAAGATGGCTTGGTATCTAGGTATCAAGTCCGATGTCATAAGCAAGGTGTATCTCAGTGACAACAAGACTGAGGTGTCTGCAACGTCTGGCTATATCACTTTCGTTTTTGCCTATGGCGCAAATCAGTATGTGGGTCAGCTTCCGTTCCAAGTGAACGTGGCAAGGTACACTGGCGAGCTTACCCTCACCAACAAGCAGTTCAAAGTCTCAATGGATGGATTGACAACACGTATGGAAGCTGCCGAGGGAGGCATTACTAATGTCAACACAAGGCTAGACACCGAAGTTGATGCCTTGCATTCCGAGATTACTTCCACCGCCAATGACATAAAGTTGGAAGTGACGGAGCAGATGAATGGCAACCTAAAGAAGGCAGGCTTGGAGGTCAAGGCTGACGGAATAACCTTGTATGGCGACAAGATAACCATCACAAACGATGATGGCAAGACCACCACTGCCCTCTTCACTGGCGGCAAGATTAACGCATCGCTCATTGACGCTGATAAAATCGAGGTGAAGCACCTTTGGGCGAAGTCTGAGGATGGAACTACCAAGGTGGGCTACTTCGGCAATACGGAGGAAGATGCTTGCAAGATAGGCGACTATACGGTTGCGCCTCTCTTCATCGGTGGGGCTACGGCGAAGGAGTCGCCTTTCTATGTGACGAGCAAGGGAGCGATGCACGCAACGAGTGGAAAGATAGGCTACTTCACGATTAGTCCAAATGGAGAACTTATGTATGATGATGGTTACACTGACGTCGCCCACCGCCCTTTCGGTCTATCCAAGGAGGCACTGTATTTCACACATACAACAAACCACAAGAGCAACGATGCTATCGTATGGGTTGGAAGGGTAAACTTTTCAGCAAGTAGCACTGGTACTGCCCCATTGGTGTCGGATATTTGGATAGATGAAAGAGTAAGTACACCAGACGAATCTAAGGCTTGCCTTTTTCTCCGTGCCGAGGGTTATACTGGTGAAGATACGGACCCTATGGGAAACCTTATGGGTAACTTCGCCATATACGCCCAAAAAGGAACTTATGCTGGTTTCCGCCCTGCCGTTCGCTTTGCTATAAAGAATTGTCAACTTACTGACATGGATTGTGTAATATATGTTCCCGTAACAGGTGTTTACTTAACTCTGCCAGATAATCCACAGAAAGGTCAGTACTACAAGTTCATACAAGGTTCTGGAAGTTTTCATATAAAATCATCGAGCAAGAATATATATAGCATGCATGTTGGTCAAACGGACAATTTTACGAGTGACTCATATAACCAGATAACGGAGATTATCTGGTTAGGCGACCACTGGAGAATAAATTGGTTTAGGGAAGCCGTCGGTAAATAACGTTTTTTAAATATATAATAGATTATGAAACTGCAATTAGACAACGTAATGGTGCGCCTCTCCTTGGATAGCGAGCAGCGTACCGCAATGGAACTGAGAAAGGAAATCGCCAACGCCATCTACAAGACTGGCAGAAGGGGCTTGGCGGACGTGGCACTCTCCACGAAGATGTGGAACGGCAGCAACGATACCGACTACACCGATGAGGAGGTCTCCGCCATCAAGGACTTCGTGGAAAAGAACTTCATCCCTGCTGTCATCGTGGCGGTGAACGAGGTGATTGAGAGTTCGGGTAAGGTTCAAAAATAATCAATCATAAGCTTATGAAGAAGATAGTAAAAGGAAATGACTTCACGTTGAAGATACCGGTGATGAAGTCCGTGGAGGGGCAGAAAGTGCCCTTCCCTCTCCCTGCTTGCACCGATGTGCAGGTGAGGGTATGCAACCTGTTCAAGCGTATCTCCCTCTCCTATGAGGTGGACGTGGAGAACGACAACGTTATCTTGGCGATGGTCGAGGGCGATCAGATTCCCCTTGGCACTTATGCCATCGAAGTCAAGGGCAAGATATTCGGCAATGACTGGCGAAGCAACGAATATCCTCAGTTTTCCATCGTGGCAAAGAATGCCGATGCTGACACCGAATTTGGAGAGACCGATGAGGGCGACAATAGCGTGGAGATGGATACCGCTATGGTTATCCTGCCTCCTTCCGTGGAGTTGTCAGACCTCATTTCAGACACAAATGAGGCGTTAGGAAAGGTTGACGGTGCGTTAAGTAAGACAGATGAAGCCGTAAAAAAAGCCAACGATGCCGTAAGTCGGGTAAATGGAGCTCTGAAAAAAGTTCAAAACGTAGATATTGATGTTGACGGCACAAACTTGAATATTACTCGTCCGAGTGGTGAGAAAAAGGAATTTAACCTCATGCAACTCAAAGGCGACAAGGGCGAGCGTGGAGAAAAGGGAGATAAAGGTAACGCCTTTACCTTTGCTGATTTTACACCCGAGGAATTGGCATCACTCAAAGGAGAGAAAGGTGAAAAAGGCGAGCAAGGCGTTAAGGGTGACCCATTCACTTACGATGACTTCACTCCCGACGAGATAGAGGGTTTGAAGAAACCTGCTACCGATGCTGCAAATGAGCTGAACAAGTACTTGGATATTGTCAAGTTACCTGTCGTGGAAACACCAGTATCTGAAACAACTGTTGCTATGGATGCTAACAAGGTGTATGACATTACTGTTGGTGAATCCCTTACCCTAACCCTCAATGCTCCTACAGACTTGACGGTGACGAATGAGTATCAAGGCAGCTTCGACACAGGAGCTACTGCACCAACGGTTACTTTCCCTGCTGATGTGATATGGGCAGAAACACCATCGGTGGAGGCAAATACACATTATGAGTTCAACATCAGATACATTGGTGGCAAGTACTATGGACTTGTGCAAGAGTGGAATATTAATACATAGGAGGAAAACGTATGAGAACAGATAGAAGAAAATTAATGTTTCAATTAGTTTATGAGCGATTGAAGTACATTGAGAACAATAAGAACGCTTACATAGAAACAAGGTTCACCCCTAACATCAATTCTAGTTTCTTATATACCTTTGCCTATACACGGTATAGTAATGATGATTGTTTTGGTGTAGGTTCTTATGCTGGTGGATGGGGCTTACACACACATGGGACTAATAAAATTGGTTATACTTTTGGTAAGGATATAGAGGTGCATTATATAAATGACAATAGTAAACATTCCTTTGGGTTAATAGGTAATCAAGTGATTTATGACGATAAAATGGTTTCTACTTTTACTCGTGTAAAGATAGATCATACTTATCCACTGAAAATATTCTGCGCGCACACCGAATCTCCAGGTAACTACCAGTATCAACGGGTGTATGGCTTGAAATTATGGAATGAAGACATTCTGGTACATAACTTTATACCTGTTCGTCGCCGTAGCGATGGTAAGATAGGTATGTTAGACAAAATAGATGGTCAATTCTATACCTCACCAAATGGTGTTGAATTTATTGGAGGATGACAACTTATTAACAAAAATAGATTATGACAAAACGATGGATTAAGAACGGTGTTTTTGCATCCGACACCATAGAATTAGATGGATGCGTAGTGTGTAACCCAACAGAGGATATGCTGATTAAGGCAGGCTACAAGGAATATCAAGAGCCTGTACCTACTGAGGCGGAGAAACTTGAGCAGGCAAAGGCTGATAAGATAGCGGAGATAACAGCCTACGACACATCCCCTGCTGTCAATTCGTTTTACCTTAACGGAGAACAACATTGGCTCGACTTTAATTTAAGAGACCGAGTATTCGACGGTAATGAGCGAATTGCTTATAAGGGTCGAGAAGAGACTAGCCTTTGGCTTGATGGAAAGTGTTTTGTCATGCCTATCGCAGCAGCTCAAGACTTAATTTGTACTATCGAGGTGTATGCAAAGGATTGCTACAATGTAACCGCTACTCATCAGGCAGAGGTTAATAAGCTGACCTCCATCGAAGAAGTGGAGGCGTACGACTACAAGACAGGTTATCCAGAAAAGCTCAATCTCAAAGTGTAGCACCATCTTATTGAAGCCAATAGAATGGTATCAACGTGTAGCCTTACATACCTGTCAAGTATAGGGGTTGCGTAGGGCTACACATCAGTTTAATTTTCTAAAATTTTAAAGATTATGTATGTATTAAGTATTATTTCATTCCTTCTCTTAGGAGGATTTCTTCTCCTCGCAGCTATGCGTTTTGGAGTGCCAGATATGGTGTCAGATACCTACTATCAGCTCCAAGGCACAACAGGTAGTGAGGTGCTTGGCGGTAAGGTTAAGCGTAACTTCGGTTGGGTGTTCTCTGTGGTGATGTGCTTGGTGGCAGGCTTGATGATGGTGGCTATACTAGACCTAGGTAGAGGCGTGCAGTGCTTGGCTTTCATCGGGTGCGGAGGACTGGCTTTCGTAGGCTGCGCTCCTAACTACCTAGGCGACGAGTCCAAGGTACATAAGATAGCGGCTTTAGTGGCTGCGGCAGGGTGCGTTGGATGGTGCTTGTCAGTCTGTTGGTGGACTACATTGATAGTTGCTTGCCTTTACGCTTTTGCAATGATTAAGGTGTACGACCGCAATCAATTTATTGGGTTCAAGGTCGTGTCATATCATCCTTGGTATTGGCTGGAGGTGTCGGCATTCCTTGATGTGTTCGTTACTTATTGGATAATTTACTAGAAGTAAAAACTATGACTTGGAAGAAATTACTTACATTCAACAAGCGAGACTGGATGGGTCTTGCCTGCTGGCTGCTTATCAGCATATTGATAGGTATTCTTGCTTTGCCAGTAATGGTAGGTAGAGAGATTTATCAGTACAAGCACTACCATCTCTCGCGATTTGAGTGGGAAGATGTTGTGAGGTATTCCGTAGTGATTGTACTCGGTAGTATTATTAATTACTTTATTTTTTAAACAAAATGAGAAAAATAGAAAGAAGTATTGTCCTTGTTTTGATGCCATGTCTGAATATAAGGATATAGAATAAAAGATGTCACCTACCTGAGTTGGCAATATCACACAACCAAGTTCATTCTCTATCAAACTAAGATGGCTCATCAAACACTGATTACGCAAACCCTTTGTCCGAAGGTAGCTACTCCTTCGTTAGCCTTCTGAATGCAAATATACGAATAATTTGCTTACAGATTGTTACTTTAGCAAAGTTTAACTCTAAAAAGTTGCTCAAAATCATTCATTTTGAGCAAAATTGTTTATCTTTACATCACTTTCCTTATTATTAAGAATGAGGAACTAAGAATAAATAATAAACCCAAAAACAAAAGGAGAAGAATTTATGACTAAAGAGGAAGAAGATGAAGTCCATCGGTTAGTTCAATCAGTCGGTGTTGTACAGTTGTCAAGAGTAATGTTTAAGGGTATGGACGTTAGCGAAATGATTAACGTAATTATCCTTGCAGGTAGAGGCTACAGCGTGAAGCTACTCACTTTGTTCAAGTATTATTGTGAAGTGATGCCTCTGTTTATCATGCTTTTTCATATTGCATGCATGGTAACATTTGCGTCTCATGAAAAAGAAATGTGCGTATGGTTTAAGGAGAATTGGGTATCGGCAGCATTTATCTATTTTTCCGTTTACATCCATCCGCTTGTGCTTATAATTGCGAGCAGATTCTTTTGGCTCTGCTACAGATGGCGTATTCCGATGATTATCTACCTATTTGGGATAAATGCTATTCATATCGTATACTGGAATGTTTTTACCACCAACGAAATGGTGGAAGCTAATGTTGTAATACTTGTAATGACCATTATATTTTATGTATATGGTTTTGCCGATAAGTATTTCTCAGGCAAGGGCTGTCAAAGTTTAATCTCTAGATTATAATGATATGGGAAAGTTATTTGGTTATCACACCTTGGGAGTGTTATTAAAATCGTTGTCTGACTCTTGCTTTCGAGCAGACGAGCAAAAGAAGAGAGGGGAGAAGGTAACTGCTTGCGGAATGAGTAGCGATGAGATAGAAGACCTTTGTGAGAACTATCTGCCGTATGCTCTCAACCCGATGATGAGCACAGAGGAAGTCAAGGAGAAACTGCACGTTTCTGATGCTACACTCAATCGTATGGTTGCGAGAGGTGACATTCCAAACGGTGAGTGCAAGAAGCGTGGGCATACCCGATATTTTAAGAAGTGGGATATACTACACTACATAAAAAGCAAGAGAGGTAAGTGATTGCCTCTCTTTTTTGTTATTTATGATATTACCTCCTATCACCTTAAACTACTGATAATCAACCACTAAAAGAAAGTGTGATAGAGTTATATTTGCTCTCCCCTATTCTTTGTACCTTTGCGTCCGTAACGTTACAATAGTGTTAGTTAATATTAAGGATAACTTAAAAAGATTGTATCATGGAGATGACAGATGCAAAAGTAGTAGAGAAGAAAATCTACGAAGAGGGAAAGAAGCACGATGATTATGCTTCTAAGGCAACAGGTAATGCTGGCTTGACACTGGGTAAACAAAAATAATGCTCAGTATAAACTCTCTTAATTGCTGGGAACTCCTTGGAAAATAGGACAATCAGCAGCCAAGATTGTGCGTTCATTACATGCAAAGGTTACAAATGGAAATATGCACAATAAGGTTCAACGACTATCCCGAAAGGGAGTACACTCAAGCGAGTGGAAATGGAGAGTATCTCGTGAGAGATAAAGATATAGTCTTATCTGTATGGTAACATACAGCAGTTCATTAGAGAACGGGTAAGGTGGTTGCGTACCTTATCGAAAGTTAGTGATTATCGGCACAGCACTCGGTGCTGGTGCTTGGTTGCTTGGCGGTAACAACCGCAGTGTGTTTGGTTCACTCGGTGGCAGCAATATGCCTGAGAACGTGAACATCAACGCCTATGGGGCTAACGCAAGTTCAAATCAGCCAACTGCCTTGCAGGTAATGGAGAAGGAATGCGATGATGAGGTGAAGTTGCTTACCTACATGTTCGGTATGAAGCTCGACACCGCTAACAAGTTCTACGCTATGCGAGAGACAGACATCGCTGAGAAGTTCTCTATGTATAAGGGTGCTAACGATGCTATCAACGCCGAGAACCGCCGTGCAATGCAGGCTGAGTTCGGTCTTTACAAGTCTCAGGTTGATGCGGACTTCGGTCTGTACAAGAATCAGAGAGACCAGTACGATGCGTTGCAAGCAAAGTATAGCGACCTCGACAAGAAGGTAGCCGTTATGGAAGCCCTCACTCCTTACAAGGAGAAGCTGATGATGGCTTACGTGAACGAGAAGTGCTGCCGCAAGATTGATGGTCAGCTTGTGCTCCCTTCTACGCCAGTAGTTACTGGTTACGGCAGCTACGGCTGTAATTGCACCGCTCCTTCCACTCCCACTACAGGAGCGTAACAGAGCAGTAAGGAAGTCGGTTAGACGGACTAAGAAAAAATGAGTTGGTGAGGGGTGTTTGCCCTCTTTGGCGGATGCCCTCTCACCTCTCTATAATATATCACCAACTTTAAGATATTGATTATGATGAATTTCGGAAACAGCCCTTTGCTTGATATTGGCACAGGTCAGCAACAGCCGCAGATGATGGATGCAGAGCTACAGAAGATGTATGATGCGATACAGCAGAAGCGAGCATCTATCAATATGCAAGCGCAGCAGTCACCCACACCACTCTGGGATGAGATTGATAAGATTGAGGACAATCTTACAGGCGCACAACGTCAGTACTTGATGCAAAATCAGGAATACGTCAATAGCTTGCAATATGTGTCTAAGCTAGTGCAAGACGAGGAATTGCGCATCATACGCCCCCGTATCGAAAGTACTCAGCAAGGGCAGGAGGCATTAAAGAAACATCTATCTTTGATGCAGCGTTTGAGAAAAGAAGTAGCGCAAGCAGAAGAACAAAAATCTGCTATGCTCAACGATTATATGACTAACCATAGCGACAAAACTTGGCAAGAGTATCTCGCTTGGTACAATAAAACACATAAAGGAGAAACTAAGAAATGAACGTAACGGAACTTAAAGAGAAGCTGCTTACATCGCTTGATATGTGGGCAGACGCAAGAATTAGCGATATGGTGAAGGGGAACCCTGCATTGGCTATCCCTTCCGTATATATGAAGCGAGCATCGCACAACATCATCGCAAAGAATAAAGATAGTTGGGGCAAGAGTATTGACAACGCTACCCTATTCATTGCAGATGAAAACGGAAACATAGATGCTGATACCATATTTACAGACCTTATGCAGATGTTGGAAAGTATCAGTAATTATGAGTTCGACCTTGGTTTCGTTAAGGGTCGTATTGATGACGGCATTTTGACTATTGACTTGCCAGGCAACATCATAACGAACATACTCTTCGGAAGCAAGAAAAGTATCAGCTTTACCAAAACTGATTTTGACGAATTGAAAAGTTTAATAACTGCCGAATAGCAGTAAAACATAAGATAATATGGAAGCAAAAGACATTATGAGCAAGTTTGATGAGCTTTATGGAATGATGGCATCATCAACCAACGTAAAGTATATGCATGTGTTCGGTAATACGATGCGCTGCATGATGGAGGATATGGCTGCGAAACACCCAGAGTTGGCGCAGGAATATTTAGAGAAGTTGTGCGCTATCAAGTGGAAGAACTACCTTACCAAGAAGGAGGCTTCTGAGATTGTAAACGGTATGAATCCATCTGCAACTTGGGATATGCAGACATGGCTCAATGCTATGACTAGTCTCGGACTTGCAACAGAGGAGAAACCTTACTATAATGACTACGCTTTGTACGTTGCCATGAATCAGGTTGTAAGCGACCACGGATGCACCATTGCCAAGATGCTCGGAAAGGATGAAGTAAAGGATATTGGCACAGAGCATCTGGTTAAGTATGCCAACCACCTTGCACTCGACCTATTGAAAGACAAGGATGGTGTATACGACATCAGAGAGTATTTTCAGAAGTAAAATCAAAAACTTACGATTATGAAAAAGGTGTTTGAAAACATATTGGAAAGCAACGATATGCAGGTCATCAAGAACTGCGTTACGATTATGGCAGATTGTTGCGAAGTCGGAATGAATGACAGCGTAATGCTTGATATGATGAAGCAGGTCCAGGGAGAGATTGACGCGTGTCATTATAACGAAGAGATGGCAGATATGCATCTCTGTCTCATCGGTCAGCTTCACACTAAAGATGTAGCCAAGGACTATTGGCATGAGGTCAAGAATGACAACATCAATCTCGAAGACTGGTGCGTTCTTTGGGGTGAGATGGTAAAGCGCAACGACACAAAGATCAAGAAATGGTTCCCGAAAATCAATATGCTCGACTACGAGAGAAAGATTTTCGACGAATGCGTTTCTTTCCTGGAGAACGGAGGGCTGCCATATTATGATCTGAATATCTGATTTTTTTCGTTATTCTGAATGAAGTCTCGACTTTTTTTGCTATCTTTGCAGAAAGAGACCGAGACTTTATTTTTATATATTCAGGATAACGATTATGATAGATTTGTTAGATTCTTCCCAAATCCGGCAGATAGCGGTAACAATCTCCTCTGCTATACTCGCCTTTGCAACGCCGACCGAAGGATTTGTGTTGGCGCTGGTAATTGCTTTCGGCTTCAATATCTTCTGTGGTATGAGGGCCGATGGCGTAAGTGTCGTGCGGTGCAAAAACTTTTCTGCATCGAAGTTCAAGAACGCACTTTTAGAAATGCTCTTGTATATTGTTATTGTGTATGTCATGTATGGAATCATGGTAAGTTGCAACGACAATACAGAAGCATTATTTGTGATTAAGATGCTTACGTATATATTCTGCTATGTGTATATATGCAATTCGTTTAAAAATCTCATTAAGTCGTACCCTAAGAATGTTGCATTCAGAGTTATTTATTACATTCTGAGGTTTGAGTTTGCGAAGGCATTGCCGAGTTATTGGAAACCGATATTGGAGAGATTGAACCAGGAGTTTGATAAAAAAGAGGAGGAAAACAAAAATGGAAGTACTAATTGATAGGGCTTGGAAAAAGGATGGCTATACTATTAGCCGTCTGTACGTGAATGGCAAATTGTTCGGATGCAATACTCTTGAAGATACAGACAGAGGATTGAACCAAAGTATGGATTTGGATGAAGTCAAGAAGAAGAAGATGTATGGGCAGACTGCAATACCAAGCGGCAGTTATGAATGCGTATATACCTACTCTAACAGATTTAAGAAGATGTTGCCATTGATTCTGAATGTCAAAGGATTTGAAGGAATACGCATACATAGCGGTAATTCCGCAAAAGACACATTAGGCTGCATCTTAGTTGGAAAAAACGACAAGAAAGGTTGGGTTAGCGATTCTCGATTCTGGACAAACAAGCTCATTCAGACAATGAAGACAGCTTGGGATAAAAAGGAAAAAGTAACGATTGTAATTCAGTAGCTTATGAAACTGATTGATAAGATAACAAGAGTTGTAATTGCTATTGCAGTAGCAATGCTGATTCTATCAATGTTCTGTAGATGTAAAGCTAAAGAACGAGTGGTAGAGAAACAGACATATATCACTGACAATCGCAATGAGTCTAAGTGGGATTCACTCTTCAATGCAAGACTTATTAAGGAGTTGGAATCATATAAAGTCTCTCGCAAGGAATCCGTGAAGTCAACCACCAAGGAAAAGACGCATGTCAAAGATAGTACAGCATCCAAGTACGATGCAAATGGTAACAAAGTTGGAGAAGACAGATTCCACTACGAATATCACGAAATATCACAGGAGGACGTACAGATACAAAGAGATAGTATTTCGACCCTTAAAGAATACAAGGATAGTACGTCGATATATCGTAGCAAGTGTGACTCCTTAATCTCTGTGATAAGCAAAATATCGAAAGATAAAGTATATGTAGAGAAACAACTATCAAGGACTGACAGGGCATTTTTGAATATAGGTAAGATAGCTTCAGTTTGTCTTTTCATAGGCATTCTCGCATTTTTAGGTTGGATATACTGGAGATTAAAGCTATATAAACGTTCTTAGTTTTTTTCTAATGTTTTAATTTGGTTATTAGTTGATACAAACAAAAAGGGGTGACCGCACGCGATGTGTAGCCACCCCTTAACATATAAGATAATGCACAGAAATTATTCTTCAGCTCCCTGGAGGAACTTGATACCATACTTCGTCTCGTAGTGTTTCTGCTGATCTTCACTCAGCAGCTTGGTTTCACTGTCGTAGAATATGGTCAGCAGCTCTCCGTAATCTTTGTCGTAGAAGTAGTTGTATTTATTGCAGAGATAGTTCCTTGCACAGAGACATCTGCTCGGAACGGTCTTGAACTTGCGTCGTGTCTTCTGTTTTATTCCATTCGTTGCTCTGTACCTGTCAAGCCTCAGCGTCTTTTTTAGAGATTCAGAACGTTTAGCTATTATCTCCGGCCTTACTATTGCCTGAGCACATTTCAGCCGAAGTCTTTCTTCCGTTTCCTGGGTATGAGTAACGCCAAGTGACTTTGCTATGCTTGTTACACATGACTTTGTTATTCCAAGCTCTTTGGAAATTTCGGAAGAAGAGTAATCCGGATATAGCTTACGGACAGATTCCCTGATTTTCTCTCTTTGCTCTTTTCTTGCGTCCTTGAACGAATCCCCATGCAGCCTATGTAGCCACCAGTAAACAGTCTGTACTGCGCAACCGAAGCTCTTGGCCATAGCGTAAGGAGATTCGTAAGGGTGTTCCTTTATATACGTTTTCTGTTCATCTGTTATATTCATGTATTACTTTTTATCAGAAGAGCCGTAGCCGTTATCGCCGCGCTCTGTTTTGTTTAATTCATCCGTCTCTATAAACATAATGTTGTCACTTGTTTCTAGGTGAAATTGCACGATTTTATCACCAACCTTGTATCGCGGCATATTTGGCATAACGTGATAGAATACAGCCGAAATCTCGCCAACAAAACCATCATCAATGGTTGCTTCTGAGTTACTGAGAACCATGCCAGTCTTCCATACAGAAGAGCGAGGGCGGAGCGTGAAGCATCTTGAAATATCAGCAGGCTTATTGCGGTTTTTAATCTGTAGCGAAAATCCTAGACCATATTTCCATACGTTAGGCGCAATCTCTTCCTCTGAAACAGCATAGCAGTCGTAGCAGAAATCATCATCGTGCGCCTTGGTTGGCATAATAGCGTTCTCGTTTGTCTTTTTGAATAAGACAGGCACACCAACAACCTCGGTGAATCTATCGATCTCCACACCATCAACGTTCACCTTTCCGTAGAACATATCGGCAGGGCGAGTCCAAACCTTGCACTCTCCATAGAGAGCCTGATAAACAACTTCTTTCTGCTGAGTCTCACTATTAGTGACCTCAGTAATAAATCTGTAATAACCTCCTTTGAAATGTCTGTAAATCTTTTCCATTTTAATATTTAAAGTTTAAAATTCATGTTTCTTGCAAACCTTATCACAAGATGTTTCGCAATCTTTTTTGTAGCACCATCCATTGCCTAAGATGTCTTCGATTCCCATCCAAAGGCAGTTACCACAACATCTTTTTTCTTTTTCCATATTACTGATGTTGTATCACTTCCAAATACTTCAATTTAGCAAATCGGTATGAGTGATACAATACACAAAGATTTTTCACTTTAGAAGTGAAGCACTGAATGCAGCCTGTATAATCATCAAATCTAAGATGATATACTTATCTTCAATATACCCAGCTACGTATGCGCCAATATCCTTTCCCTTATAAAGAACGGGCTCACCTATATGAGCATTGAAAAATTCCTCGTTTGTCATGCGCTATGTGAATTTTATGATAAAAAACTCGGTATCGAGCCATTTGTCGGGACAAAGACCTTTCTTAGGCTTACCGATGCTGATACTTTCAATCTCCTTTTCTACCTTTGGGCTATCGTCATAGTAGCCGTTCTTGAAGAGAACGTGAGTGAATGGTACGAACTTCATTGTACCATTATTCAGTTTCTCCTTGATGGTATCGATGTCTATAAGCATCTGAAATGTCTTACCGATATGAAGCTTATCGTACTTATCGAAATCTTTGAATTCTTCATCCTTGATAAGGAGAAGGCGACTCATCCAAAAGTCTTTAATTACCCGATACTCTTCTGTCTTTCTGCCAGATAAGATAAGAGAAAACCATTCTTTGCTGACGGTGAGGGTCAATACTTTCTTTTCCATACGCTTACTTTTTAACTACTTTCTTGATTAAATCAAGTAGTTCTTCTACGAATACCCAATCAGTAAAAGTATAATATCTAACTCTAATTTCCCACATTTCTTGATATGTGTCACAAGCTGTTTCATTTAACATGGCGTTCATATCGTAGAGCTTAATATTACCATTCACTTTTGAGAATGCGAGAATCTTACCATTGTCATTTCTAGGAACTTCGCTAGCAGGATGAGACAATTCCTTCAAAAACTCATTAATAGCCCATTTAGCACCACTATAAAATTCAGATGAAATAAAGCCACATTTATTAATAGCAGCTTCTTCTATTTTCTTATCGTCTATCATAATCTACCCTTTCTTTTTCTAAGTTCTAACATTCTCCTAGTTCTGCGATTTTCCTTGCCACTAGGAGGATTGCCACCAAGCTTTACTTCTGGGATTTCATAATTCATATAGATGGAAGCTTCTTTATTGAGTGCCTTAACTACTTCTTCTGTCAAGGCTTCTTTAAGTGATACACCAGTTGGTGTTACAATTATCTTTGCATCGTCTCTAATCATTTTTCACCTTCCTTTCTGTCGAATTTGTTGCTAATAACACATAATTTCCAATCATAATAATCAATGCCTTTCGCAAGAGCTGTATGAATACCATATACATGATTAGATGCAATAAAGCAGCCTTTCTCAAAGATTACCTCACAAGGTTCTCTGCCTTCAAATATTGAAATAATGTCATGTTCATAGATTCCATTACCATCATTGTCTTTCAAACCTGTAAACTGGCAGACGGTTTCAGGGTCAACTCTGTGCACTATTGGTACATCAGAAAATTCATCACTTGGGTAACTTATGCCAACATAACTTGTGCTGTGTACCAAGTCGCCTTTTACCCATTCTCCATTATCAAGGCGTTTAGCCTTGAACTTTATGTTTTCTATTTTCATAAGCTACAATTCTTCTTTTTCCATTTCAACACGCATCAGGAAATTGTCAGCAAAGTTTTCAAAATCAAACTTGCCATCTATTGTTCCATGAAAGCGATACTTAGTGAAGCACTTCTTGCACTCACAGACCATCATGTAGCCGTAAGGAGTATCACACCATCCGATAATATTTCTAGCATGGCAACTACAGCTTTTATTATCACACTCCTCTTTAGGACAATTAAGTCCCTCACTATACTCTATAGACTCCCAATTACTAATCTTCATCGGGAGCATTTCTTCCATTAAGCTTTTATCTACCATAACTATTCCCCTTTAAGTTCTACTGGGTCATCATTCCAAGATAACTCTCTTCCGATGAGCTTCTTGATGGAGCCTTGGGGAAGTTCTATGTAACTACCCTCATCCTGACATGGAAGAAATTCAATAACACCTCTATTAGGTTTATCCATGTAGATAAACTCTCTACCGTTTTTATCAACTGCTATCCACGCCATATTTACTCCTCCAACTTTTCGATTCTACGCCAATGTGTGAACTCTACATCATTGCGTACAACGTAAGATAAAGGAAGTACCCATTTATCTTTGTAGCACACAACAATATCATTCCAAGAGCCGTCCCATTCAAGTCTTGGTGCAGGTTCATCCTCAACAGAAATCCAATCAGACTTACTTAACTCTATCAAGGCATCGTGCAGCAACGTATTTGCCTTTCTTAGAGGTGCATTGTGCTTGTCATTGCCAAACTCCAAGCTATCAACATTATTGCGTATAACTTCCTGTATCAGCTCTTTAACTTTCTTCTTATCCATTTGTGTACTTTCTTAGTTTTTTAAAAGGGTTTGGAAAGTTATATCTTTCAGAAGCAGCTTCTGACCATCCATACTTTCCTTTACCCATCTCATCATTGAAATTAACTCCACGTTTAATGCGTCTCTTCGATTTCTTATCCATGGTTATGTATGTTTAATTAAAAATTCTTTTGCTCTTCCAGCAAACCCCTTGATAGCAGCTTTCTTGTGAGCCACATTACCGGTAGTCAGTTCATCTGCCATATTCTCGATGGTTGAGAAGTACTTGACTAGCTTGTCTTTGAGGTCTGGCAATGATTCAACCTTACAATTACCACCAATAGATTCGTTATTGCAGCCAAGTTCAAGATAATCTTCAACAATATCTTTTATCTCATCTTGTGTACTTTCATCCCCATCTTCGAGAGTGATGGTTACATTGAATTTATATTCTGTAATCATATCTTTTCCTCCTTTTTTCTGTTTCTTTCTATGTGCTTTAGTTGCGCAATACTTATATTGCCATATCGTTTATACATACCTTGTAGATATGCAATATAGCCAGCTAATGTTATTTTACCTGCATCCATATCCTCTTTCTTTTTACCCTCTCCCTGTTGCCAAGGAGAGGATGATTTGTTAATCTGTTATTTTTTCAAAGTCAATAAGTCGTCTTCTATTGTCTTCTGGAGAATCATAACAATACCTATTAGCAGGAACGTTAAAATTACCGACAACATCAAAATTATGTTTATACAATAACACTTCCAATTTATGTGATACTTGATAAAATTCTACATCAAATACATAATCATATATTTCGTCATCCGAATCAATTACGTATCCTGCAAGACGTTTGTTTTGTTCATCGTGACGAAAAAACTGTCCGTTATAATACTTGTTTAATTTTTTAACTACTTTAGTAGTAAGACCATATAATGAGGCTTCAACATTTAACCACCATCCATTTTTGCGAACAATCGTATCACAACTACCAAATAGAAAATTATAAAGTCGCTTTTTTCTTATATCGCCTTTATTTGCTTTATAAGACTCTAAACTTTTTATCAAGTTATCTATGCCCTTAGGGTTATCAGCTTTCTTGATAAGTTTAGCTTTTTCGATTATTGTATCTATTTCCATATTTTATATTTCTTGTTAAAGGGTGATAATTTTTTATCTTTATTTTCCTCTTTTTGTTTTTCTCCTTCTTTTGGTTCATCTAAAGCCATAACCTTTAAAGCATCCGCCGAAGGGCGAGGTTGTACTCCTACTAACTTACTACCAAAGGAATCAAACTCCTCTTTTGAGGGGTATCTCCCATATTTGTGATAATAAGCACTTTTAATATTACATAGATGCCAAAATGTAGCCGGCTCTCCTATGTCATTAGCCAATTTTTCAGCATACTCATCTAATGTCATTATTTTTTTAAAAATTTTTCTTCTACAAAATCTACATATCTATAATTCAAAGCAAGCTCTTCAAGTAAATACTTTACATCCTCAGCCGCCAATTTAGCAGCTTCTTTCGATGTAATTGTAGGATTAGCAGCCAATCTTCCTTGTAAAGCAGCTACAGCGTAGTCGTGCGCAAAATTATCCATTGTGTGAACAAAATGCGAGTATCCATTTTCTGTTAATACTTTTAAATCGCTTAACCATATAGCAAGTTGTTTATGCTCTAAAGCGCAATTATAATTACAGGAACATTGTTCCTTAGCTTTCTCTTTACAATGTTGTATTGCTTCGTCAAGTGTCATATTACTTATCTTTATATCCCATAAGGGATGGTTAGTTACTCTGTTACTTTCTTTATGCTTTCTGAAAATGTTTTGAGCCACTGATTATCCTTTTCGGCAGCAACTACAGATTTATTATACTGCTCCAAATTATACTTTATAGACTCTATTAAATCAGTGCGATTAGATTGTTTTTGAATCCACTCATCTTTAGGGATGATATTCTCCACATAAACATGGCGGCAATCAAAATCTAAACTATCAATTAATTGACTTTCCATAAAGTCCTTAACACCCTCGTATTCTTTGGATGGTGGAGTCCATCTTCTAACTTTGGATAGCATCGCATTGTATCTGTTTTTGAGAGCTACATTCTCTTTCAATCTATCCTCATTTCCCTTGATTACATCATTAACATAAGAAAGATACTCAGCTTCAAGTTCTTCCTTTGTCTTAGGGGATGCAAGGTGTTTTTCGTACTCTGCTTTTGCCTCTTCGTATTTCTTTTTATAGTAATCACTAGGATATATTTTGTCTGGAATTTCGTATCTACCAAGGTTAGGATATTTTCCTTCAAATCTTAGGTAGATACCGAAGTTACGCAAGCAACTATTTGCAAATTGCTCAAATGTTATATCTTCACCATCATATATTGGTGCTGTAAATCCTGTTGGCATATCATTATATTTTTAAGTTACTATCTATATGCAAGGCATATAATAAATGTTGAAGTTCGTGAACATAGGTAAATTCAAAACGGAAATAGTGATTACATTCATTTATATAGCTCCAATCTCTAAGATTTTTACATTGACAGATTTGTAAGTCACCATAAGTCCTTCTATCAAGCTCATCCCATTTATCATCTAGTTCCTTGGAAAACTGATAGCCACGCTCTTCTTCGCCAACGTAAAACCAGCCTATGGATTTATCCCATCCATTCTTCTCCAAAATTGCGGGCACAAGATTAATAGGAACAATATCCTTAACCCAAGCACAGCAGTCACCTGAGAGATAGCCTTTCTCTCCAAATTCTGCACCTTCGATGTTCTCTAAGCAGACAACACCTTTCAGAACCGTTCCATCGTCCAACTTTAAAGTCTTAGTTGGGTCAGATGATGTTACTCGGTAAACGACATCTTTAGCTGTGCCTAGTGGTACTCCGTTTGTCATTACCAAATCACCTGGTATATACTTTAACTCATTCATACGCTTTATTTTATTCTTTTATATCTGATAATAGCCTGTACATGCTCATATGTTTCAGATGAATATAAATAAAAGTAATAACCTCCACGGTTATTACCAATGCCTTCATAAGCGTTAACATCCACGTTATTAAAAGTGTAAATTTCAGTTTTACCATCAATGAAAGTAAGCTCATACACTCTTGTTTCGGTTTTAATCGGCATTCTTTTACACGCTGCAAATAACAATGCAGGCAGTATTGCTAAAAATATTTTCTTCATACACTTCACTTTTTTATTCATATTACTACTTTTTATATCCTTTGCAGGATGGTTAGTTACTCATAAAATATTATTATATTATATGTTCGTTTACTTCACCCAAAACCTTTGTTATAAGGTTCTTCAGAATCTTCAATTCATCATTAGAATATGTTGCTATTGGATAATGATGTGCTCGCAGATCTGACCGCCAAAGAAGCAATCGTTACATCCTTCGGTTTCGATAACTTTAAGTGTTATTTCCGAACCAATAGGTAAATCTTCCATAATTACACCTCCTCGTTATATTTATAGACTAGTCCGACAACCAACTTGATAAGCTCATTATTCGTCATAACCCTAGTGTCCGTGTTACCGAGTCTTAATTCACCAATGATACGTTCAGCGACCTTCTGAATGTGTCCCATCTTAGACAAAGGGAAACGCTCAATGTCAGCAGCCTTATCAAGATGAAAGCTCTCACGAAGATAAGTACCACGAATAACACCACAAACGGATGGACGTTTGGTGACTACCCATACACCTTCATTTAACTCATGGCATACACGCATACATACAGGCTCGTATCTGCCATTTACCTTACCATACAAGGTATTTGATATGTCGTTTTCTGGAATCTTGTATTCCTGATAACGACCTTTACTGTTCTTTACATACAGCTGTGGAATCTTTTTCATTTTTCTTACGTTTTAAGTTAGCTATTCTAGTTTCTCTAAGATATTCCTCAGATTTCTTCAATCCTAGCTTTTTGGCTTGCTTAGTGACCTCATAGATACTTCTGCCGAGGATCCTGGCAATCTGCTTGTTTGAGGTATTCGGGTAAGCGACAGTCAATGCTCTCGTCTGAGTCTCGTTCCAAGGAGTACCGGTATTATCTTGTTCATTCTCCAGAAACTCACCATCAGCATTAAGGTTGAATCCGTTTAGGATACAGGCATTAGCCAGGGCTTTCTCTGCACGTTTCCAGTCGAGTACCTTCTGCCCGATAATTTCGAAGCCGAGATTGAACTTGTCCGGGCATTCAGAGAATACTTCATCATCAACCTTGACCGGGTAGAGAATCTCCATAGCATTGCGCATACGAGTATAAACTCCCCGGATAGGATTCGTGAAACGTTCTGCGATGTTGACGGCATGAATACCGTTGTACTCATCCATCATCTCAGCGAAACGTTCTACCGAGCTTACAAGCATACTGCTCATCAGTTCCGACACCAGGAGCATTGTGTACATCTTATGCTCTTTGATGTGATGTTTGAGAAACTGGTTATCGATGGCATAGAAGCATTTCTGTACGTCCGGCTTCAAGTCATCCTCAATGTTATCAGTCATATCCATCCAGAGTTGGGACATACCGCATTCCTTCATATAGTGCATGAAGGCATCGATGAGTTTGTCAGAGCACCCCTTTGCCTCCGTGATTCTCTTCTTTGCCTCGAATCGGAAGATTTTCCTATTCTCCTTGATGAGGTTATACGTGTCGGTGATTTGCGTCTGAACGATTGATGCGAAACCGCCGATCATAGAATAGAAGAGCATATAGAAGCGATTCACCTGCTCTTCGGTAGGTACTTTGACCGGAATTCTAGCTAACACCGGTCTAGAGAAATTAGGGTTCCATCCTGTCTGCATGCTACACCTCCCTCTCTACTGCCAATGCGCAACTGATACAGAAGACCATCAGGAGCGAAAGGAAAACGTGTTCAACCATAAAACAGATGAATCCGTAACCTGCGATGAATGCTGCGATAACGAACAGGATCATCACTATTGTATGTTTGTATTTCTTCATATTTACTTTGATTTAATGTTTCCGTATGCAGCCACATAGCTATCAAGCTGCTGCGTTGCGTGAACTAACTTCTGGTTGTAACTATCTCGTTCTGCTCTAGCCTTAGAAATAAAGATGAAGCTAACGATGAATGAGATTACTACCGTTATCACGATGAACAACCAGGGCAGCTTGTGTACTGCCTTATTGATTGCTCTTCCTAGATTTCTCACAATAACCCAGGAGTAGATTCCTATGAACACTACCGCTTGCTTCGTTGTAGCGTTCTCAATACGTTCTTTCTGTGTCATAATTCTAAATTTACTTGGTTCGGTTGCACCAGTTATCGGTAGATTGCCAATAACCGGCTAACCATATTTCTTTCTTTGTCGCATCAGGATGCTCACTGAGCCATTCCTCTGCCATTTTACTTACGTCTGCCATTTTTGTCTCGTTTTGATTCTTTTTCAAGTTTTTGTTTTAGCTTTTCAAGAGGGGATTCTTTCGGATCCACACCATTTAAGCGACAATGTTCTTCGTAGGATATTGCTTTTCTTCTAGATTCCTCATCTTCTTTCTTTTGTTTCTCAGCTAACTTTTGAGAATCAATTTCGGCTCTCTTTTCGTAAAGCTTACACATGTATTTTTCGAGAGCAATAAAAAGTTTTTGAGGATTCACTGTCTTTCCTACATAGATTTCGCCATACTCACCCATAGAAAACTCGTAGAAGAATCTAGTAAGCTCACTAGGCGTAAGGTGATAGTATTCTTGTCTGATACGCTGTGCCATAGCCTTGAACTGGTAAGGAGTAGTTGCTTCGATAGCTCCAATAACAATAAACAAGTCGATGAGCATTATCTTAATCCAGAACTCGCTTGCGCCATCTTTGAAGTACTTATCAATACTAACAAACGACATACCGCCCCTAGCTACAGAATCATATACAGATGTAATTGCATCTGTTCGATTTTGCAGGGTAGGATATTTATCCAAAAATAGCGCATATTGTTTGCCATATTTTGCTACCGCTTGGCTACATTCAGTCGGCAAGGATTGAACTAATTTTGTTGAAAGTTCGTTGCTGTTGTTCATAACTGTTTACACCATTGTTTTTAGGAGCGTACAACCCGGAATAGTTGTTTCCCATAGAATGCTCAACGATAACCTTTGCGTATTCTGGATTTCCGCCCGACATCTTTAAAAGCTTCTTTTTAAGAGCCGCAAGACCACGAGGTTGATACTTCTGACGTTTCTCTTTCTTGTATGCAAGCCACATATCGAGAGCTTCCTGGCAAGGGTAAATCTCCTCCTGTTGCCCTTTTTCCTCAAAGTCTGATAAATCTTTGCCTAACGAGAACGCAGCGCCCATGCAAAAGATTTTCTGCTTTTCCAAGTCATTCGGGAATAGCTCGCCTGACTTCTGACGTATATTAGTTGGTAACATCATAAGCTATTGAATGTAATTTTGTTGTCTTTCTATATCATGTTGAATATGAAGTAGTACGATATATTCATCAGGATCAGGAAAATCAAATCCTGCTTCCTCTTTTGCCCACGATTTGAAATCAGAAATTGATTTGCTCATTTCGTCTCTCGTAAGGTCAGCAGAAGAACGGAGATACTTATAGCATTCTCCTGTGAATTTATCAATCCCTTCTCTGAGGAATATATCTTTGTTCACTACCAGCTTATAGAAATGCGTCTTAACTTCGTCTAGAGTGTAGCCGTATTGGAGGCCGAATGCAGATAGAAGCAAATGAAGATAGGCATTCTGCTTCAAAGAACGTCCACGTTTCTCTTTCAGCTCTACCATCGCGCCTTTGTTCTCCAACTCGGCTACTTTTGTCCTAAACGTTTCAAGTTCAAACGCATTTTTCAGGTTGAACCACATAAGCGTTAAATGCTCGTTTGATTAATTCTACACTAGAAGGGAAGGCCATCAGAGTTCCCTCGTTGCTGTGCTTGCTGCTGTTCAGGTGGAAACAGATTTTGCGAATTACCTGGAGGCGTACCACCGCCAAGCATTGTATTACCGCCTGCCTGTGGTGGAACATATCCACCTGTCTGTGGCGGAATGTAACCGCCTGCCGGAGCATTGGCGTTCTGTTGAGGGTTAAGAGGAGGATTCTGTGCAATCGGCATGAGCTTCTCAACTTTCCATGCGTTGACAGAATTAAAAAAGCGCCCCTGATACTCGTGTGCAGAGATATCGAAACTAACTTTTACGGTCTCTCCAATCTGGAGAGCAAAGCTATTGATTTTATCCTCTCCGAAGACCTGGAAGCAAACCATTTTCGGATATTGTTCCTCGGTGGTAATCACGAATTCCTGTGACTTCCATTCCCCTCTTGCAGATACGCCAGAGCGCATCGGTAAGATGTTTGTTACTTTTCCTTGAATTTCCATTTATTTTTTGTTTAAAGAATTTTTTAAAACCAAATCAGCCAGCTCGTCAAAATAAGCTGCATCCTTGATAGCGGAGTCCTGTTCGCCTGTAACCTTTGATGCTATTGAGCCTTTCTGCATAATCAAGCTATAAAGATAGCCGTCGATGGTATTTGTACCCATGAGAATCCACGATGTAACCGCATTCTTCTGACCGTTACGATAGGCTCGGCATTCGCACTGCGATAAGTCCGCCATCGTCCATGGGAGCTCGACGAACACCACATTGGAAGATGCCGTAAGCGTAAGGCCTACGCCGGCTGCCTTGATGGAGCAGATGATGATTCTCTTTTTCTTAGCCTGAAAAGAATCAATAGCCCATTGTTTCTGCTGCTGGCTATCAGAGCCGGTTACGGTGCAAACCTCATCAGGGAACTCTTTCTTGATTGCACTAACGACATCACGATGCTCGGCAAATACGATTATCTGTTCTTCGGTATCATGGAGAAACTCTATAGTCGCCTTCATCTTCCCTCGCCCAGATATCGAGCGAAGGTTCATGAACCTGACAAGAGCCTTCATTCTAAGCTTTTTCCTAGCCTCTTCCTCGGAGCAGCTCTTGTATTCGAGAAGGAACGTGAGCAGGTCTTTCTGACAGGTATCGTACTCTTCCTGCGTTTCAGGGTCGAGGGCGACACTGATGGTCGTTCTGGTCAGATCCGGCAAATCCTTAAGAACATCTTTCTTTTCTCTGCGGAAGTAGCACGTTTCGTGTATCTTCCGGTTAAGCTCTTCAAGATTCTCGTTCTCACCGTACCTGTTACAAAACTCGCCAAACCCTCCGAACTCGTCGTTCAGACGACCGAGGATAGCAAGCTGGCAGGCCAGGTCTGTTGCGTGATTGACAACGGGCGTACCTGTAAGCTCATAGATATACTCCTTACCCTGGCACAATCCCATGATGATTTTAGACTGCCTTGTGGACGGATCCTTGACTCTTGCGGACTCGTCGATAATCACAGACTTGATAATCTTCAGTTCATCACGAAACAGGAAGTTTTTCAGCCGTAACGGTTTCGGACCGAGGCTTACGACGAAGTATTTTGCAAGCGACTCGTAATTGCATATCACTACATCATACAGGTTCATCTTAGTAAGATGGTATCCGTATGTCGCATTAACGGAATCGGTAAGAATGAGAGGCCGGAGGTTCGTAAACTTCTTTATCTCTCGTTCCCAATTAACCTTAAGTGCAGCAGGGCAAACAACAAGGCAGGGAGTTGCCTTTGCACGTTCAATGGCGACGATAGACTGAACCGTCTTACCGGTTCCCATGTCATCGCCATTGATACAGCGCTTCATGGCAAGCTCCATGCGCACACCTTCTTCTTGATAATCGTATAATTTCGGTTTATCTGACATAATAATAAATTATAATAAACACCACATGCGGAAAGCCCATTCAAGAGCCTTCTCCCTACCACGCAAATACAACTCGTCACCACGTTCAATCTTCTTGTAGAATACTTTCTTCTTGGTCTTGGAGACCGCAAAGATAAAGTCCATGTTTCCGTATCTTGGGTCTATACTGTGCGTAAGATCCATATACCATGCACGGCTTCTATCCCAATCGACGAAATCAATCTGAGCTTCAAATTGCTCCTGTGACGTAGCTGCGGTGGTCTTCAAATCACCGCCGAACTCCCCGAGCCACCAGTCAAACTTGCAGCGTACCGGAAGTTCGAACTCGAAGCCCTGGTATTCCATCTTCATATGCGGATTGATGAATGTTTTCTGACCGACCGCATTCTTCAGGACGAAATCAAGGAACCTATCCTTCGTTGCCTGTTTCTTCAGAACAGCAAGCCGGTCTAGCCCCCATTTCCAATCCTTCTCCGTATATTTCTCGTCATCGACCGTCATGGCGTAATGATTGCACTTTTCTGGTTCGGTAACGAGAGCGTCAACGAGAGTTCCGAGATGGAAAGCCTTTCTCTTATCCTCTTCCTTTACGAAGTTGAGCTGCGGGTTCAGGGCAAATTTCAACGCAGTGAGGTCCGAATTGGAGACCTCACCACGAGAATAATAAGGGTCAAACGGTTGTTCCGCCATATTACTTAGCCGTTACCTCATCCTCATATTTAATATAAGGAGAAACGATATACTCTTCTTCGCTGTTTGCGTGTTTCTCGCAAGCCTTGCGCATGAATTCCAACTTAGAAGCAAGTTTGTCAGGAGCCATCTTGGAGCCTTCAATCGTCCACCACTGCTGGATGATGTCGAGCCAGGCATTCTTGTCGGTAACAACAAGGCGTTTTGTTACCTTGATTTTCTGCTTACCGGTTTCTCCAACGGAAGTCTGAGCGAAGAGTGACTGGGCCTGTGCGGTAGCGTGCTGGGCTGCATTTTCTGCATCACGCTTCTCCTGCTCAGCCGCAAGCTTTCTCTGCTGCTCTTCCTTAGCAGCCTCATCAGCCTTACGGATAGCCTCTTCCTTAGCCTTACGTTCAGCCTCAGCAGCGGCAGCTTCTGCTTCCTTACGTTTGCACTCTTCCTCAGCAGCCTTCAGCTCGGCTTCCTTTGCCTTGCGTTCAGCCTCGGCAGCTTTCCGCTCTGCCTCCTTGCGCTTGCGCTCCTCCTCGTCCTTGATACGCTGAATCTCCTCCTGCTTCTTGCGCTCTTCCTCAGCAGCCTTACGTGCTTCCTCCTCTTTGCGCTTACGCTCCTCTTCAGCCTTGCGAGCTTCCTCTTCCTTACGTTTACGCTCCTCTTCTGCTTTCTTGATTTCAAGAAGTTCAGCAATCTTAGAATCAAACTTCATAAGAAGCTCATCACGGGTAGCATTAACGGTCTGCTTATAAGATGCAAGCAACGATGCGGAAATCTCCTTGTATGCGCCGTTCATAATATCCTTTGCATCATTTTCCTCAATTTCGGAAGAGTATGAAGGCTTGTTATTAACGAACAGATGTCCGAGGTCAAGAACATCAGAACACTCTGTAATACGTTTCTTAACTTCATCCTTGTTGTCAAGGGTGAGAAGAGAGAACGTGTTATTAAGTGAGTTGATAGCAGCAGAAGAATGCTCTGTGAGGAGATTGTTCAAGATATCAATCGTATCAGTCTTCAGCTTAATCTTGGCCTCCTTGATGCGCTCCTGGCGCAGGCGTTCCTGCTCAGCCTTACGCTGCTGTTCAAGCTTGTATGCCGCATACTCGTTGCGCTTCTCCTGAATCTTATAGACAACAGAATCGGTGTTCTTGATAGAGATAAGGTTCTCCATCATAGTAAAACCCTTACGGACAATATCGAACACTTGGGTAACACCCTTACGTTTCTCCGTCATTGCTTTCTCTGTCAGTTTAGCTTTCTTGATAAACTCAGCGGCTCTCTCGTCAAGAGCATCGTTCATTCCGGAAACGCCAATATCAAACAACAGAGACTCACCTGCATTCACGCATGCCTCATAAGATTTCCTGTTGGCTTGCACCGCATTTTCCGTATCAGATTTTAGCGTTGCAATCTGTCTTGTAATATTGTTGGCTTGTTGTTGTACCAACTGCAATTCTGTATTTTCTGCCATATATAACAATTTTAAAATGGTGAATCACTGTCAACCTTTACCTTGACGCCTTTGTCTTCCGGTGCGGTATCTCCGGCGCCAAAGGCTTCCTGAGTCGGTTTCTGCTGAGTCTGCATGTCGATGTCGGCCTGCAAAAGAGCGCCCAGACCAACCTTCAGTTTAGGATAGCCCTTGAACGCATGCTTACAAGTCTTAGAGATAAGGAATCCTGTATCAATGTCCTTGAAGTACATTTTGCCATCATTACCAGTATAACTACCGCCATATAGAGCGTTAGCCTTGTGGTCTTGACCGCCAAATTTAGCAGAATATTCACGTAATCTGTCGATGCCTTCACGGTCAAGAACAAAGTAATCGTAGGAATTGTTTGGAAGAATAATCTTCACATAACAAGCGACGATAAGTGAATTTACAGGTCGCGGATAAGTCTTCACGTAATCAACGAATTTATGACCAGCACGTTCGCCGAAACGGAAATCATCGCAATCATATACCACTACAGGGTTGTCACATCGAAGAATCTGACCAGCCCTTTGACGAAGAAGAATCTCACCATATCCTGTATATGTAATCTTAGCCGTATAAGTTGATTGTCGGGTGTTATTGTCGTAGTTTCTATAGCCCATAAGGTAACAGAGTGTCGTAGTTCCCTTTTCGAGAGACAATCCGTTAATCGCCAAGTTCATGAAAGCATCGTGAATATTCAACGATGTAGCTTTTTCGAGATAACCCTTAAAAGAGCCGTTGAGAAGCTCATTATTAAACAGAGCCTTCTGTTCCTCAAAGAACACTTCTCCACCCTCTCCGAACTTCTGATTGTACACCTCGATAAATCTGTCTCTTGCCAAATCGCAAATCTGATTATGAGGCGTTTTGTTTAACTGCTCTATATCCATTTGTATAGAATTAAAAATTAATGTACTCTATTAATGTAACAGAAGTAAGTTTCCACGTTAACCTTTTCTCCCTTAGGAGTAACCCTTTCGTAGTGTCGTGGAATCTTACCGAGCTTTCTTCCTGTACCCTCTATATAGTCCAGGAAGACAGCTCTAGCCGCCAGAGCTCTAGCTTTCTTTGTGTCGAGTTCCATCAGACAGGAATAAACTTCTCTGAGGTGAACCACGGCAGCAGCTTCGCCCGGCGGCATAGATGCGATGATTTTGTTGATTCTACTCATTATACCTCAATAATAGGAATCTCAGGACAGAGCTTACGAATCTTGTCGAGCTCTGCGTTGATGATATTGTCACGAGATTCTTCGATGATACATTCTGCATCAGCAGAGATAAGCGTCAGCAATGCCGTATTGCCTTCAACGTGAGCGATAGTCTCGATAGAGAGTTTCTCTGGCTCGGCGCCCTTGAAGATTGGAATGTTGATAATGAACGATGAAGGAAGGTTAGAGTCTACAGCCTTCTCGTAGTTGTCAGTTACAGAACCATTATCGTTGAGTTCCTTCTTGATTGTTGTCTGAACCTTCGCCGAGAAGCTCTTGAGGAGATTGACGAGTTCCATGTTCTTCTCCTTCGTCTCGAAGAAAGAACGGTTGAGTCGGAAGAAGTCACCAAGCTGTACCGGTTTCCACAACTGACCGTCATTGATATGGAATCCCTCAAACTGGCGAGACATCTGAATAGAGCCGATGATAGTCTGTTTAGTACGTTCATCATTCTCGTTTGTTACAAGAGTGACAACGAGCTTCTCTCGATTTACCAGGATATGCGTATGCTCCTTGTCAATCTGTTCTGTACCCCAGCGCTTTTCAAGGAAAGCATAGATACAGCTGATGATGCCATTCACCTGAAGGTTAAGTGGCTCCTTGACAGGAAGCTTATAAGGGTTCTCGTTACCAACCTCACGAATAACAACCTCCGCATGATCCTGACCAGGAGCGAGGTTTATTTGCAATTTTTCATTGTCCATTTTATGAAATATTTTAGAATTTAGAAACAATGTGAAAGCAGACTACATAGCCTGCTTGTCACGGATAATTGAATACATATTCTTCGGGAGTTCGTCACGTGTTGCCGGACGGGAAGAAACAAGATTGCCCTCCTTGTCATAGAAGGCTGTCATCTTAGAATCACGGTCAACGAACTTGTAAACCTTCTCGTTAACCATACTGCCCTTCTGCTTGATTTCCTTAAGGAGAGAAGAAATCTCTTCCTTGATAGGCTTCAGCTCTGCCTTTTTCTGCTCACGGAAATCCTTGATTTCCTCCTCGATGTCAGATGCACGCGCAGACTGAAGGGCAAACAGATCCTTCTTCTTCATCAGCTCATCAGAGTTGAATCGCTTGATGAACTCCATCTTTTCGACAGAATCAGCGTTGTTGGCGAGGAAATCCTCACGCTCCTCCAGGTCCTCATACTCGTGACCGAGGGTTGTTGAAATAGTTGCTTTTTCTTTTGCCATTGTTATATGAATTAATGTGTTAATACTCGGCGCCAGCGTCCACGCTTGAATTTCTTGTCCGCGTGGATTCCGAACAACTTTGGTGTTGTGACACCATTCATTAAAGGAAGCTCGTTGCTCTTCTCCAGAAGTCTTCTGAAATGTGAAGAAGTGACAGGAGCGTGGCAGATGATGTTCTTCTTGACATCATACAAGTTGCAATACTTTGATACTACGCCAATTACTCGCCATCCTCTATTACTTTCAATAACTCACGGAGACCTTCAACGCCAGGCATCTCTCCGCTTTTAACTTTCTCCTGGAGCTCATCGAGCTTCTTCATCTTAGCGAGGAAAGAGCTCTTCTTGTCCTCAAGCGCATTGAGACGCTTGGTGATTGCCAGTTCATGGTTGTCACTGAGGATGATGTCCAATGCGATGTTAGCGAAGAGCTCGGTATTCTTCTCCTTCTTGCCTTCGTCATCAATCTCGTCGATATCACGAGTAAACTGGTTCTTGCCGTCGATAACCTTCTTGATTTCGTCAAACTCAGAAGGATTCTTCGAGATGTCGAATGCTCTGTCAACAAGAGCCTGCTTGTCAATTACTACACTGACGATAATTTTGTCTTTGTCCATAATTTTAAAATATTTAGATTAAACTACTAGTCTTCCTGGTCCCAACCAAAAAGATGTGCTACGAATGATACAGCAGCAAACATAACTACTGTGGTTAGTAAACTAATGAAAATTATACACATATCTTTTAGATTTTACACCTTATTATATAATAGCACAATCGGACGGCGGATAATCAACGATTTTCCACTCGTTCTTCTTTATCTTGATAGCCTTGCGGAATATCACGACAGACTCGCCGTTGTGACGTTTCCTGTTGTGAGCGATAAGCCTTGCAACCACAGCCTTCGTCGTTATCGAGAACTCTCTGAGCTTTGATGTATAGAGGCTCTTGACATCGCATATCACAATCTTGTCACCCTCCCGGTATACGAAGTCGGCGGTATAGTTGTGGCCGTAAAGCAATGACCTTCTTTCATACTTAACCTTAGTCTTGAGCTGCTTCGGTCTAAGCATCCATACCGGATTGATTGCAGTGATGGTTACCTGCCTGTGGATGCAGCTTATGCCAGGATCATCGAGTATGGTCTGTAAGTACAGATACTCTTCCCTTGAATCGTATTCGTTCCCGTCAGGAGCGTAATACTTCTTTGAACCTACGCGTCCCATGTCTTGCCGGCCTCCGCTCCGGGATTTTTAAAAAGCAGATTGATAGCCTCAGAGCCATATCTCTGCCACATTTTGTTACCCCACTGAATAAGATATTCACCCTTTCTGGATTCAAGTCTACCATCCGTATATTTCGGTTTAATGCGAACAGTAATGTCCTTTCCGTTCTGTTCTATGCTTTCAACGCATTCCAGATTCCGAAGAGCATTAATGTTTTCCTTACTGATTCTTATTATGTTTTTAACTTTCATCTATAGTAAAACCTCTCCGTTTAGCCAACCACGCAAGGCAGGAGAGGTGATTGCACGTGGTTATTGTGAGATGAAGTAGAAGTCAATGTTAAAGGGAGGATGGACAATAGACACCCTCACTCCCAAAGATAATCAAAAACTGTAAATTTATGGCACTCACAATTAAGTGAGCCACATGCAGGACTCGAACCTGCGGCCTGTCGGTATCTTGGACTGCTCTGACCAACTGAGCTAATGCGGCTTGTACCTCCTACTTTCACAAGCAAGAGGATATGATTGTTTTTTATTTGGAGGCTAGGGCTCAACGAAGAACCTCTTGCGATGATAAGATCGGTATCATTTTGTTATCGCCGTGCATCAGTTACACTACTAGCCTCTGAGTTGTTATATGAATGATGAAGATAAATCATCTTTTGGGATTTTCAGAGCTTTTCCTGCTCACCAGACTGCAACGTTTTGGGCAGTGCTTGCACCGACAATTCTTCGTTCCGGTGTAGTCCGTCTGCTTACTTGATGCAGATTAGCTGGATTTTCGTATGTCGTGCGTCCTTTCGCCAGGTCACGGCATCCATTGATGCTCTCCAGTTACTTCTTTTCCACGCATACTATTTCTGTGCATCAACATGTCAAAGAACTATCTTCCATGTCCGCTCAATGAAACTCTCATCTGACGCAAGATTGTCGCTGCCCGAACGACCTACTTTATAAGGTATAAGGACTTACCTTTGCGCCGTCAGAGAGGAATTCAACTACTAAACGGAACTAAAAAAAGAGTGTGACTGAGGAGGGATTCGGACCCATCGACCCTCGTTTTAGGAAAACGATGCTCTATCCAACTGAGCTACTCAGCCAAAATGGGGCGCAAACGAAATAGTTAAAGTCCGCCCCATCACTCATCGCCATGAGTCTATCAACATAAAACTAACATATCACCCTCACGGGCAAAGTCATTAAACATGATAACTAAAACTTATTTAACTAACAACCTTATTCTTCTCTACCATCTTGCGAACATCAGACACCTTATAGAATATGGTGTTTCGCACCTTATAATAAGGCAGAACACCCGATTCTCTCAAATCTTTTATGTATTCCTTGCTAACGCCACCAAGGTATGCCAGGATTGTCTTATTGGTCAGAAATTCCTGGTCTACTTCCTTCAACGAGATGATTTTCTCCACCACGTCGATACCGACCTTGCTTCGGTTCTTGCCTGGCATAGGTTTAATCATCATAAGACCCATCAGGGTTACATACGCTTAAGTCGTGAAGTCTCATATTTATGCTTCGCAAATTGCGATATGCTGCCGTTAGGTTTTGAATCAAATCTAAAACCTGTGACTCCGAAAGGTATTCTATTGATATCGTTTTACCATCTTCGCCTCTATCCGATGTCAATTCGTTTACTATGACACCTAAAACACAAGGACAAACATCTCCTTCTTCATTAGTAGAATGAATAACACCTGTAATAATTTCTCCACCGTCACAAGTTTCGAGGATTTTGAATCTAAAGTTGTTTTTCATTTCAACAATAGAATCTACCAATGGTTTATTCGCTACAACGCTTTCCCCACTGTTTTTAAGATGCTTATTGATAGCCTCACGAAATTCATTCTTTCCTTTTTTAATCTTTACTCTCATATCCCTAATATTTAAAAAGGTTTATACTTGTTATCATACATCTTCAGTAGATGGCGATAAACATCCCAACCATTCTTAAAAATGCCATTTTCAATAGACATTATAAGATAAGATTGAAGTTTTATATACTCTTTCTGCTGCTCCTCGGTTGCGAGTTTGTTACGAAGCATCTTTTCATGTTTACCATAAACGATGCAATTAATACCTTTTCCAATATGCTCCATCAACTCTCTCATCTCGTTCTTTGGAGTTATCTTAGCCAATGCAGCTGCGAGTTTCTTGTAGTCCTCGCCTACTTCATCGCGATACCTAAGCATCTGATCGTACACAAACTTGATAACTTGAACCTCGAAACGAGGATTCAACCACATCGCAAATTTCATGAAGAGTATCGGGTGCATCCAAGTGCCACCGCCTCTATCAAGTCTCGCCTTCGATTTTACATACGCAGAATTTTGCGTATCTAGATTTTCCTCTTTTACAAGCGCATCTAAGAACTCTTTAGTATTATCATTCTCGAAGAACTTGGTTATTTCCTTTTTCTCTCCTGTAGCTTTATTCCAAGCCTGCAAGAGAGTTGTTGCATTGAACATCCCGTCCTTTGTCCTCTGAAAGACTTCGTAATCGCCAATCTTTCGAGTCATAAGTTGGTTCGTTTTCATTTCTTCCACCTCCTAATTTTAAAGTTTACTACTCAACCGGAACGGCAGTAATAATCGCCGTATGGTTCTTATAATCTGCCGAGGTTGAGTATTTAAGCACACCCTTCGGCAAATCTTCGTATTGAGCTAGCTGATAGGCGTATGTTACCGCCGACCTAACTGCTCTTGCGGACTCAAGCAGGAAGACTTCAAATTTCCCTGGTTTGATGCCCAATATGTCCTGTTTTGTTATTCTTGCAACTTTTTTCATCTTTGTTACTTAAATAATTCATTAAAAATTTGGAGGAATGCGAAAAAAGTCGTATATTTGCAGTGTCAATGTAAAGTACGTACTTTCGGTCGCACAAGCCTCCGTTTGTAACGGCTTTGTTGGTTACTCGACCGTCAACGAGTGCAAAGGTACAAAAACTTCGGTAAAGTACCTAACATTTCGGTGAAATACTTCGGTATATTACCGAATTTTAACGTTTCGAGTCGATTTAGTTGCGTATATAAAACTAAGAAGCATTATGGGAACATTAAATTCGGTACAAGAAAGGTTAGATTACCTTATCAAGATTAAGAAGATGAGCGAGAATGCCTTCATGAAGGCTACAGGAACAAACAACATCGGCAAGATGAGAAGCGGGAAGCTGTCAATATCCGAGGGAACGATTAGTAAAATATGCAATTCTCTTGGGGTTAGCTATAGCTGGCTAAAGTATGGAAGCGGTAGTATGAATGGAAATATGGTAATTCAGCTAGGCGAAACGCATCAGAAGATAGAAGAGTCCATCAACGAGGCGTTTAAGCACGGCATACCGATGGCGCAGTTGATAGATGCCGGGAACGTTGGTGACAATAATCAAAACATAACTACGGGAACGGAACGGGCCAAGGAGCGTGAAGAGGAGTCGTTCAAAGACAAGAATGCCCAGCTCATTCAGATCATCAATGCACAGAACGAGACTATCAAGTCTAAGGACAGTGAGATTCGTCTTCTCAGGAAGATTCTTGCTGATAACGGAATCGAAGTATAACATTATATAAGGATTATGAAGAAGGTATTATTAGCAGCAATGATACTTCTTGCAGGAGCATCATTCACATCATGCAGCAGTAGCGATGATGACGGAACAATTCCTGGAGCAGAGAAGCCAAACTACAAGATTCACGACAACAATATTGTCGGAGTATGGAGAGGAGGCAACTACTACTTTGTTTCATTCTCGTCTGACAAGCACAACGCTTCTCTTATCTCAAACAAGTTTCTTGATGAAGGAGATTATAGCGTCAAAGGGGACACGATTACCGTAAGCAACAAGTACTTCGGCAACGAAACGAAATATGTTGTGAACAGCTTAAGCTCAAACAAGCTTTCTATGACCATTACATATAACGACAGATGGGAAGGAAAGAAAACAGAAACCATGAGCTTCACCAAGTCTGAAGACGAACCATGCACAAAGACTAATGATTTGGTCGGCAAGTCATACTATGCTCAGTATTCAGTAAGTCACGGAAGTCAGCACTGGAACAAGACATTCCTGACATACAACACCATATCATGCACGAGAAGCGATGCAGCCAGCTCTACTCCATCCACATTCTACTATGTATATATGAAGCCAACGCTTTACTTCTATGTAATAAGGAGCAATGAATTCTACTACGATACCGTAAGATGCGGCAGAGTTGAGTTCAATTCAAACAACCAAATTGATGGCATGGGTTCGCTTTATGGTGATAAGCTATACTAA